GGCAGCTACGTCCCGACCAACGACAAGATCGCCGAGTGGACCGAGGAGGCGTTCCGCGCGCGCGGCTACGCCCAGGTCAACGCCACGGCCGAGAAGGTCTAGCGCCGTGGCACTCCGCTCCGTCCCCGAGGTCCAGGCGCAGCAGGCGTTCGACGAGGTCACGATCGAGGACGCCGACCTCAAGGCCGCCCTGGAGGCGCGGCAGTCCGCCAAGGAGAAGGTCACCGCGGCCCGCGCCGAGTACAGGTTCGCCGGCGACGCGGCCAGCGGCGAGATCGCCAAGCTGGAGCTCCCGGTCGGCGGCGCCGTGCGCTGCGGCCGGTTCCGGATCACCCGGCGGCCTGTCGAGGCGCGCAGCGTCCAGTTCGAGACCGGGGCGTCGGACCGCGTCACGATCGCGCTCGTCGACTAGATGGCAGCGCTTCCTCGCGGCCGCTGCCCCGTCTGCGGCGCCGACGTCGCGCTGCGCCGTGGCGGGCAGCTCCGCGAACACCGCCGAAACCGGTGCCGGTGCGGTCATGGCCTCACCGCGCACCACCGGTTTCGGTACCACTGCCTCGCCGCTGGGTGCTCCTGCCAGCACGATGAGCCAGACCCGGTTGTCTGCGACGGCTCAGGGAAGGCGACGGCGTGAGCCCCGCCACCCGCGCCGCCATCGACGCGGCCCTGGACCTCGCGTGGCGGCCCACCGCCAACCTGCCGGGCTCGCTCCGGTACACCGAGCGCCGGGAGGCCGCTGAGCGGCTCTGTGAGCGCCTGACGGCCGTCAGGCTGTCCGTGAACGCCAGCCCCGAGCTCCGGTTCCTGATCGACGCGATGGGCCGCGTCGCGGGCTGCAGCTTCGCGAACCGGCGCGGCGAGCCGTACTACTGGCGCAAGCAGTGCGTGTACGAGCTGCGCGGCGCGCTGGTCGTCTGGCAGCGATCCGTCGGGGAGATCGCGGCGTGAGCGCCCTCTTCCACTTCCCGTACCGCGTTCGGGCGGCCGACGCCGACGAGGCGCGCGAACTTGCCAAGGCGCAGGCGCGCGCGGAAGGCTGGACGGTCAAGACGCTGGTCCGGGTCGAGCGATCGCCCAACGGCGAATGGGTCGTCACCCTGGCCGTGCGGGCGGCGGAGGTGACGGCGTGACCGCCGTGCGCCGGTACGCCGAGGGCACGAAGGTCAGCGTGGACTCGTCGCGCGGCGAGATCACCGGGATCCTCGCGAAGCATGGCGTCCAGCGGATGGGCTGGATGGCCGCGCCCGAGGGCGACGAGCTGATGTTCGAGCTGGGCGGCGGCTCGTATCGGCTGTCGATGGTCAAGCCGACGATCGCCGAGATCCGGCGCCTCTACCCGAACGCGTACGACGAGCAGGCCAAGCTCGACGCCGAATGGCGCCGGCGCTGGCGCGCGAACGTCCTGCTGCTCAAGGCGAAGCTGGAGTTCGTCGCCTCGGGCGACACGACGCTCGATCGCGAGCTGCTGCCGTACCGCGTGCTCAAGGATGGCCGGACGCTCGAGCAGACCCTCGCCGCCGGCGGGCTGCCGATGTTGGCGGCGAAGACGTGACGTACCAGACGCCGCGCACGGAACGCTCGGCCTATCTCGGCGACGGCTGGGACCGAACGCCCATGGGCCTGTACCTGCCGCCTCAGCCGACCAAGGAAGACCTGTACGACCGCCCGGTAGCCGTCGACCTGTTCTGCGGCGCGGGCGGGATGGGCCTCGGGTTCCACCAGGCGGGCTTCCACGTCGCGGCCGCCATGGACCACGACGAGTCGTCGGCGATCACCTACATGACGAACCTTGCCCGCCCGGGCGTCCAGATCCACTTCGATACGCCCGAGAGCGAGGCGAAGCTCAACCGCGCCCTGGAGCGCGAATGGAAGGCTGGCGGGAAGAAGGAGTGGGCGACGATGCCCGTTGCCGGGTCCGCCTACATCAGCGGAGAGCCGCCGAGCGTGCGCGGCTGCGAGCAGTTCTTCTTCGGCGACGTTCGCAACTTCACGGGTGACCAGATCCTTGATGCGCTCGGACTCGAACGTGGTGAGGTCGACGTCGTCTCGGGCGGCCCGCCCTGCCAGGGCTTCTCGGTGGCCGGGCGGCGGAACGTCCACGATCCGCGCAACTCGCTCGTCTTCGAGTTCGCTCGCTTGGTCGTCGAGATCCAGCCGAAAGCGTTCGTGTTCGAGAACGTGCCGGGCATTGCGTCGATGGTCACCCCCGACGGGGTCCCAGTAATCGACGAGCTGTGCGCCTACTTCGAGACGAACGGCATGGGCACGATCGGCTCGATCAAGGCGGCGCTGGAGGGCTACCCGCAATCGCGCGTCGTGCGGCGCGAGCGCAAGGTCGGCAAGCCTGATCGCGAGATGCTGGAGACGATCGATTCGGACGACCGTGGGCAGCTGGCGATGGCCTTGTGAGCGCGCTCCGGATCTCCGTGCCTGGGCGGACTACTACAGCGTCGCGTTGTGGATCGGCTGTGGACATCGGCCTGGTTTCCGCGAGCTGGGTTTCCGCGAGCTGGCTCTCCACAGCTGAGCGTGGGCGGGCTCGCGGTTCGTTGACCAACGCAACCGGCGCCCCCGATAGAGTGGCAGTTGTCAGACCAACCACGCATCGAGGGCGCCTGCCGTGAGTCTACCCGTCCAGAGCACCATCACGCCCGAGACCGTCGCGGCCGCGCAGGTCGAGTTCGACGAGCAGGACCGCGCCGTCCTGGTCACCGGGCGCGAGCGGACGCTCCTCACGTTCCAGACGACCGGGCTCCTGGCCAGCGACCTCGCGCCGCGCGAGTGGGAGACGGTCGCCGCGTACCTGTACGGCCTGCTCGAGCGGGAGCCGCTCAAGGCCGGGCCGGCGTACGCGCCGTACCGGATCGTCCTGGGCTCGATCGCGGGCGAGCTCCGGGGCTTCGCGCGCCTGGCGGGCGAGCCGGTCGGCCTCGAGGCGGACCTGCGCGCGGCGACCAGCCAGGCCGAAGAGCGCCGGATCCGCGAGCGCATGGACGACGCGCGGATGGCCCAGGAGCGACGCCTCAACGACGTCGCGCTGCAGCAGGCCGCCCAGCACCGGGCGGCGCACGAGAGCGACGAAGAGGAGGCCCCGATCGTAGATGCGCCTGTTGAGGATGACGATGAGCTTCCCGCGTTCCTGCGGTGAGGCGCACCTTTGCTCGAGAAGGGCTGGGTTACGTCATGCGCGTGCCTGAGCTGACGATCGAGATCGCGGTCGACCGGCTCAACCGCACGCGCGGCGAGCTCCACGGCGAGCTGTCGGTGGCGTGCGCCCTGCCGGGCACCAGGAGCGCCGACGGCCACCTGCACTCGGCCCGCTTCAACCTCTCGGGTGGCACGACGCGAACGACGCTCGCCCGGATCCTCGCCAAGCGCGCCAACACCGACGACGTCGACTGGGAGGACCTGCTCGAGGACTTCTGCCGGCGGGTCATGGCGGCCGAGCGCGAGGGCGATCCGGTCGAATCGGTCGGCGCGCTGCCGATCCCGGTCGGCGAGAGCTACCGGCTCGAACCGCTCCTGCCGCTCGACCAGGTCAGCATCCTGTACGGCGACGGAGGGACCGGGAAGAGCACGCTCGCCGTCGCGATCGCGGTCAGCGTCCAGGAGGGCGTGGCCGTGCTCGAGCGCTGGACGCCGCGTAAGGCCCCGATCCTGTACCTCGACTGGGAGGCCGGGCGGGCCAGCATCAACCGCCGGGTGCGCGGCGTCGCCATGGGCGCCCACGTCCCGCGCATCGTCCAGGTCGACTACATGAACTGCCGCCGGCGCGGCGCGCTCTACTCGTTCGCCGAGGACGTCGCGCGCCTGGTCGACCAGCGCGGCTACGGCCTGGTCGTCGTCGACAGCGTGGGCATGGCGGCAGGCACGGGTGGCGAGGGCACCGACGCCAACGAGAGCGCCATCCGGTTGTTCAGCGCGTTCGGCTACCTGGCCACCACGGTGCTCGCGATCGACCACGTCAACCGGGCCGATGCCGACACGACCAACCGACGGAGCAGGCCGTACGGCTCGATCTACAAGAGCAACCTGGCCCGCGCCACGTTCGAGCTGCGACGCACCAGGACGCCCCACGGCTCGGTGCTCGGGCTCTACCACACCAAGGCGAACGACTCGGAGCTCCTGGCGCCTCAGCCCATCAGCGTCGCGTATGGCGACCAGGGCGAGATCACCTATGAGCGGCTCGAATCGATGCCCGTGGCCCTCACCGAGAGCCTGAGCCTGGTCGATCGGATCACGTCACTGTTGGTCCGCGGGCACCTGTCGAGTGAGCAGATTGCCGAGGACCTCGAGCACGAGCAACGGAAGGTCGAGGCGCTGCTCTACAAGTACAAGGATCGGTTCAACAGGCTGCCCTCGGGCTTCTGGGAGCTGCTGCCGGAGGAGGCTGGCCATGCCGTGTAGGACCCCTGTTTGGGCATCGGCTGCGCTGGTTCTAACCCGGTTGCTAACCGGCTCTAACCGGTTAGAGAAGTGGGGTTCTAACCGGGTTCTAACCGGTTCTAACTCACGCACTAACCGCCAGGGCCCCTCTTTAGAGGGGGGCACCTGGGAGTTTGTGGGCGGTTTGCAGACGGGTCCTACGGGGCCTGAGCCCGTCGTGGCCGCGCCGGCTCCGCCAGCCGATGCAGACCCGCTGCCGGCGTTCCTGCGATCTCCTACCCCAAGGGGGGTCAATTCCTCGAGCCCTGTCGAGGCAGAGGACCGCAATCAGCCGCAGCTTTCCACTGAGTCAGGTTCAAGCATTCGGGCCGGTGATCGCTGATGGCCCGCAACCTCACGTCCGTCGAGGAGTACCGCCGCCTGCTCGCCGGCGCCACGCCCGAGAAGGATCTGCTCGTCGACGTCGAGAAGCGCCTGACCCTCGGCCGCTGGAAATGGCACCACATCCGCCGGGCCGACCTCGCCGAGCAGCAGGGCGATCCGGGTTGGCCGGACATCGTCGCCGTTCGGGGCGACCTGCTCCTGGCCGTCGAGCTCAAGGCGTCGGGCGGCCGCTACGAGACGGGCCAGCGCGAGTGGCTCGAGGCGTTCGGCGCCGTCCGCCGCGCCTACGTCGGCACGTGGCGCCCCGGCGACATGGACGAGATCGAGAGGAGGCTGCGATGAGCACACCACCCCATCGTCCGCCGCACCTCATCGACGACGGCTACTACGTCGAGCCCGAGCCGGTCGAGCTGCCCTCGCACCGGCCCGCCCCGCTCGGCTGCGTCCACGTCGCCCTCGGCATCTGCATCGGCGTGTGGCTCGCCGCGCTGGTGCTTGTCGGCTCAAGCATCGTCGATGCGACTCCTAGCTCGTCGCCCGAGTCCACCCTGCCTGTCGACCTGTCCGGGCAGCGGTCCACTCCGGCGACGAGCGGGGCGCCGCACAGCCCGGGTCCGGCGGTAGTCCGCGGCTCACCGGCGGCAGGCACTGACGGCACCCCGCAACCCCGGTCGGAGGCGCCGATACCGTCTCCGTCCGGGGACATCGGCACCGCGCTCTACAGCGCCTCCGCGACGTGGTGCGCCCCCACGCCGACGCAGTGCCAGTCGTGGGGCGGCGACGCGAAGCTCGGCGCCGTATTCGGCTTTCGCTTCGGCGACGAGCCGTACCGGGTCCGGGTCTCGCGGGGCGACCGCTCGGTGGACGTGCTCGTGGTCAGCCACTGCGCCTGCGGCGGCACGCACAACGCGATCGACCTGTCGCCCGCCGCGTTCCGCGTCCTGGCCCCGTTGAGCCGCGGTCGGGTGGAGGTGGCGGTCGAGGACCTGCGCGGTATGCCCGGCGTCACCCTGCCGCCGACCGACACCCGATGAGGAGAGCCTGTCACGCCGACGTGCTCCTGGAGCTGGCCAATGGCTGAGCGCGGCGTGATCCGGCTCCGCAGCGCCGAGCAGGTGGAACGGGTCGCCGTTGCCCTGGTCCGCGAGGAAGCTGCCTTCGACGTGCGACCGGAGGCCAACGGCTGGTGGGTCATCAGGGTGACGACGAAGCCGGGCCTGAGCCTGTACGAGGTCCAGCATGTCGCGCAGTCGACGAGGCGGCTGGATGGCTGAGCTCCTGACCCTCGACGAAGCCGCGCGCCGGCTCCGGGTCAGCCGCCGCACGGTCTACCGGCTGATCGCCGACCGGCGCCTGGCGATCACGAAGATCCGGGGCAGCTCGTTCGTGACCGTCGAGGCGATCGAGCGCTATCTGCGGACGGCCGGCCGGCACACGGCGGCGTAACATCCCGTCGTGGCGCGGAAGCGAGGCCGTCGCGGTGCGGGCGGGATCACCGAGCGACCCAACGGCAGGTGGCAGGCCCAGTGGTCGACGACCGAGGGCGGCCGTCGTGTCCGCAAATCCGAGACGTTCATCCTCCGCTCCGAGGCGGAGTGGTGGCTCGGGGAGCTCCGCCGCGGCAACAGCCCTAACGTCGACCAGACGGTGGCGGACTACCTCGATCGCTGGCTGGCGTCGCGCCGCAGCATCCGCCGATCGACGGCCGCGCTGTACCGCTCGCACATCGACACCCATATCGTCCCGGCGCTCGGTCGGTTCGCGCTCGGCGAGCTCCAGCCGCGCCACGTCGAGGCGTTCGTGACGGGCCTGGGCAAGGGCCGTCAGAAGCCGCTCAGCCCTGCCACGATCCGGGGCATCCTGACCACCCTCCGCGCCGCCCTGTCGGCCGCCGTGCGCCGCAGAGAGATCCCCGACAATGCCGCGGCGGGCGTCGAGGCCCCGGAGTCTCGTGCCGAGCCGGTCACGGCGTTGACGGCTGCCGACGCCGCGGCCCTGGTCGATGCCGTCCGGGGCACATGGCTCGAGCAGCTCGTGCGCTTCCTGCTGGGCTCCGGCCTGCGGATCGGGGAGGCGGTGGCGCTCAACCAGGGCGACGTGCAGCCGGGCTACGTCCGCATCCGGCGGAGCAAGACCGTGCCGCGCGCCGTGCCGGTCTCCGAGGATGCGATGGCCGCGCTCACCGACGCGATCCGGTTGGCGCCGCGGGTCGGCTCGAAGGAGCCCGTGTTCTTCGGGCCGAAGTCGGGCGACCGCCTGACCCGCGTGGTGGCGACCCACGCCCTCCCCCGGATCCTGCGGGCAGCCGGGCTTCGACCCCTGACGCCCCACGGGCTGCGTCACGGCGCGGCGACCCTTATGCTTGCCGCCGGAACGCCGATGCGGGTGATCGCCGAACAGCTCGGCCACGCCAACCCGGCCATGACCGCTCGGGTCTACGCCCACGTGATCCCGGACGCCCAGCGGCGGGCGGTCGACAGCCTCGACGAGGCCATTCGGAAGCGATAGTCAGCGAGATAGGCAGCGAATGACCCCTCGAACCCTCGTCCCACGCACGAACGACCCTATACTGCGCGTATAGGGTCCGGGCATTCCGGCCATGCTCGGCAGGTCCGGTTCGAGCGCGCCGCGCCGCTCCAATCGAACGGATGTTGTGCCAATTCGTGCCACGGCGTGCCACTTTGTGCCAAGACAGGCAGCGAGATAGGCAGCGGGCCGATTTAGGGTCTACCGTTCCGAGGCGTGATCACCAGTCAGGTTCGCCGCGCCCGGCTCGTCCTCCTCCATGGGCCGGGCGCCCTCATGTCGGCGGCCCGGTGAATGCCGGCCGAGCTCTACGGGCCGTTCGGGGCGCTGGTCGTCCTCAGCGTCGTGCTGGTCTGGATCGTCCGGGGCGACCTGGTCCCGGGCTGGATCTACAAGCTCGAGCAGGCGCAGCGGCAGAAGGCCGAGACGCAGGCCGAGCGCAACTCCGAATCGCTGGCGCTGATGGCCAAGGCGATCGGTGACCGCAAGGGTCCGGTGGCGTGAGCCGCGCGATCGCCCGGCTGCGTGCCGTCCTGCGGGTCTGGATCGAGGACCGGCTGCCCTGGTACGACCGGGTCCGGGAATCCGAGCGTGACGCCGAGACGGAGCGGATCCGGCGCGATTCGATCAGGACGCGGGTGCTTGCCGAGCGCCGTCTGGCCGGGTACCGCAGCGTGCGGCTGAGGCGATGAACGTGATGGACACGCTCGCCGTCGTCCTGATCGCGCTGGCGATCGCCAACGTGGGCTCGACCACGATCCTCGTGCTGGCCGCGGCTCGCCATCGCTGGCCGGCGCTCGAGGAGCGCGCGACCGTGGCCGTGGTGCTGGCGGTCATCGCCGCCGGCGCCGCGACCCTCGGACTGGTCCGGCTGCGCATCCTGGACCTGTCGAGCGAGGCCTCCGTGGCGGTCCTCGCCGTCGGCCTCGTTCTCGTGTCGGTGCCCTCGATCGTCTGGCTCGCAGCGTTCCTGACCGGACGCTTCGAGGAGAGCGAGGCGGTCACCTCGGCGCGCGCCGAGGACGCCGCCGCGACCGGCAATGGCTACGACGGCCGGGGCGACCACTGATGGGGCGCCCCGAAGCTGGCACCGTCGTTGGCCTTACCGAGCACGTCTCCGCGGTCGGAAATGCGGCATGACCTACGCGCCCGCCTCGATCCAAACCCTCGCCCGCTACTGGACGGCGCACGGCGGGCGGAACCTCGGCATCGTCGGGGATACCCGCCACCGGACCAGGGGCACGTCCTATCACCTCGGCCGGTCGCAGCTGACGAGCGACGCCTACAGCCGGATCACCCCGAGGGACCGGGCCGGCCTGAGCGAAGCGGCATCGGCGCTCGATCTCGGCGCGCTCAACGGCAACCTCGGCCAGCTGCGGACGTTCTCGCGCTGGTTCGTGGAGCGCTGCCGCACCAACGCTCCGGGCACCTCCGACGTCCGCGAGTTCATCTACAGCCCCGACGGCATCCGGGTCCTGCGCTGGGACCGCGAGCGCGGCGTCTCCAGCGCCCCCCGGACCGGCGAGGCGGACAACTCGCACCTGGGGCATTCGCACATCAGCTTCTATCGCGACTCGCAGGAGCGGTCCAAGGTCGGCCTGTTCAGCCCGTACTTCGTGGCGCCGCCCGACACCAGCACGGGAGCCGATGACGTGCGCGTTGTGACCGTGACCAACCGCCGCTGGCCGTCGCCCAGGCGGTTCAAGGCGAAGGTGGCCGAGCTGCGCCGGTTCACCGCCACAGAGGAGCTGGACCCGATCCCGGGCTTCTACGAAGGCTGGGCGGCCGGCACCACCGAGATCCAGGGCAACGAAGGGGTGCCGCACGGCGTCGGCTTCCTCGAGCTCGCGTCCGGCGGCAGCGCCGGCAAATACGTGCTGGCGGCGCAGGTCGCGCTGGAGGGCGAGTGACGTGGACGCCCCGCTCGCCATCGCCGCCCTGGTCGTCGTGGCGCTCGGCTTCGAGCTCCGCCGCCTGGTCGAGCTCGCCCGCCTCCGCCGGGATCCCGGCACGCCGGTCGTCATCCGCAGCATGCCGTGGGGCACTCCCCGGCGCCCGGAGCCATGGGCGCCAATCGACAGCCAGAAGACATAGGAGACCACCAACCATGGCAACGTACGACGACGCAGCGGGCTTCGCGAAGCTCTACAAGATGAGCCCGGACGAGTTCGCGATCAGGACTGTCCGAGCCGTCTTCCACCAGGATCCGCAGCGATACGTGGTGGACACCGAGGGTGTCGCACCCAATCAGGCCGCCGATCTCCTCCAGAACGCCGAGAACATCCGCAAGAGCGATGAGGAGCGGGCTCGCCGCGTCCGGCCGTTCGTCGATGGAACGGAGAGCTTCGAGGATGTGATCGGGGACATCTCCAGCGTCACCCTGACGAACCTGTTGCGCCGGGGCTTCCTCGACGTGGACGCCATCACGGCAGCCTGCCAGGCGCCGGGTTTCGCGGACTAGCCATGAGCTTCTCCATCCTCGGCCGCGAGCCCGTCCGCTGGGTCGGGATCATCGTGGCGGTCGTTGCCGCCGTGGTGGGCGCCCTGCTCGGTGAAGGCGTCATCAGCGACGTGCTGGCAGGCCAGATCACCGACCTGACGGCGAACCTGGCGGGCGTCCTGATCCTGCTCCTGCCGATCATCACCACGGAGATCGCCCGCAGAGGCGCTACTTCGGTCGCCCAGCCGTCGCTACCCATCGGCACCACAGTCCTGATCCGGGGCACGAATGATGAGCCGCCGGGGAATGCGGTGGTGGTGCGCAAGTGAGCGTGACCGCGATCCTGCTGATCGTTGCCCTGATCGTGTTCATCGTGGATGCGTTCAAGGTGCCAACCCCGGTCAACCTGACGGCAGTCGGGCTGGCGTTCCTCACCGCGGCGTTCCTGGTGGGAGCGCTGTAGGTGGAGCTGATCGTCGGCATCGTCCTCCTGAGCGGCGGCATGGCCGGGCTCGGCGCGCTCGTGATGGCCTGGCTGCAGCGCGCCGAGCGGGGGCACTGGGGCTGATGGAGCCGCAGCAGGACCTGGCCGACCGGCTCGACCCGCCGGCGAGGTAGGCGAGCGATGGCGCTCGCCTTGCAGCTGCTGCTCTCTCCGAAGCTGCCCCGGCCGACCGAAGCGGAGGTCGACGCGCTTCGGTCGGCGCTCGTGTTCGCCTCGCACAAGGGCGCCGCCGGCGGCCTCGAGGTCAGCGAACGCACGATCAAGCGTCGTGTGGCCAGTCTGTATCGGCGCCTCGGCGTGCTCGACCGGGCCCAGGCCGTCGCCTGGATGGACGACTACTATCCCGGCTGGCGACAGCCGCTCGCGACATGACCCTGGACGACGTCCGCTGGTGCGTCGCCTGCGGGCAGCAGCGCCAGCCCGACGAGCTGATCGCCTTCTGGCCGACCGGCCATCCCGATCACCCGCACGGCTTCGTCTGCCGCCCGACCCTCAACGAGAGCGGCCGCTACGGCCAGCCGTGCTTCCGTGAGGCCGTTGCCGATCGCTCGCGCCACGAGATCGGGGCGGCCGCATGAAGGCTCGCGTCTTCGATCCGTCGAAACACTGCGGCGCCAAGCACAAGCGCGACGCCCTGCCGTGCCGGCATCCGAAGGGCTTCCGGACCGACCACCTGCACGCCGGCAACTGCTGGCTGCACGGGGGCTCATCGCCGAACGGGAAGAAGTACGCGGGCCGCGAGCAGGCCCAACAGGCGCTGATCAAGCTCGGCATCCCGCTCGGCGATGGCGACCCGATCAAGCTGCTGGGCGACACCGTCCGCCACGTCCAGGGCCTGCTCGAGGCCTCGGCGCAGGCGGTCCTGGCCGCGCTCGAGCCGGCCGCCGAGGCTGCGTCGAAGATGCAATCGCTCCAGCTCGAGGCCGCGCTCGATCTCTACCTGCGGGCGATTAAGGAAGGCCACCGCGCCGCCAAGGCCAGCGTCGACGCGAACATCGCCGAGCGGATGGCGGTCATCAGCGAGCGCCAGGCCGACGTGATCCTGCGCGCGCTGCAGGCGGGGCTCGACGCCGCCGGCGTCCACGGCGATTCGCGCGCCCTCGCCGAGGCGGCCGTGATCTCGGCCCTGCGGGTCAAGGCGCCGGTCGGCGCGGAGCTCAACTGATGCTCGCCTACGCGCCGCAGACGCTCGGTCCCGATCCGCTCGAGCGCGCCGCCGAGCTGCTCGAGGCCGGCGTGCGCCGCCGCCAGGGCCTCGCCCGGCCCGAGTTCGCCAGCCCCGAGCACGAGGCGTTCTACGACAGCCAGGCGGCCGAGCTGCTGCTGTCGGGCTGGATGGGCGCCGGCAAGAGCCGGATCCTGTGCGAGAAGGCGTGGTCGCTCGCCCTTGAGCATCCGGGCGCGACGTTCGGCCTGTTCCGCAAGGTCGCCGCGTCGCTCCCGGCGACGACCGCCCGGACGTTCTGGAAGGACGTCGCGGATCCGGCCTACGTGACCGGCTCGAACAAGTCGGAATCGTGGGTCGAGGTCAGCGCCGGCGACGCGCGGCCGTCGCGGATCTACTTCCTGGGGCTCGACCCGGATCCGATCACCGGCGTGCCGTCCAAGGTCGGCTCGCTCGATCTCGCGTGGGCCGGCGTCGACGAGGCGATCGAGCTGAGCTCGGCGGACTGGACGATGCTCCAGGGGCGCCTGCGGGACCCGGCGATGCCCTGGCACCAGCTCGCCGGCGCGACCAACCCGGGCAGCCCGAAGCACTGGCTCAAGCAGCGCTTCACGCCGGCCGACGATCGCCACGAGTTCCTGGTCGCGACGCAGAACCGCTTCCTGCCGCCCGACTACCTCGAGCGCCTGCGCGGCCTGCCCGACGATGTCCACGGGAAGCGCCTGGGCAAGGGCCTGTGGGTGGCGGCCGAGGGCGCGATCTACGCGCTGCCCGACGAGCAGATCCGGGCCGCCGATCCCGAGACGATCTGGCGGCGCAAGGTGGGCGGCATCGACTGGGGCTTCGTGCACGCGTTCGCCGCCGAGGTCGTGCTCGAATCCGGCTCGGGCCGGCGCCATGTCGCCGAGGAGCTGTACGGCTCCGGCCGCCTGATCGAGGACCTGATCCCACAGCTGCTCGAGCTGCAGGAGATCTGGGAGCTCGAGGCTTGGTACGCCGACCCATCGGAGCCTGAGTACATCGAGACGTGCCGCCGGCGCGGCGTCCGGATCGAAACGGCCACCAACGACGTGGGCCCGGGCATCGACGCGGTCGCCGCATCGATCACGGCCGGGATGACGATCGATCCGCGCTGCGAGGGCCTGCTCGGCGAGATCCCCGACTACCGCTGGAAGCCGGACCGGCTGACCGGCGGGCTCAAGGAGGAGCCGCTCAAGGAGGACGACGACGCCGTCGACGCGCTGCGCTACGGCGTCATGGCCCTCGAACGCGGCACGCGCGCCGGGAAGTCGCGCTCGACGTTGCCCTCGAACAAGCCGCCCGTCACGCGCCGCGGGGACCTCGTATTGATTGGGAAGCGGTACATCGACAAGCCCGCTCGAGGCCGACTCTCGTGATCTCGCAGGACGAGGTCCTGCGCCGCCTCGCGCTCGAGGAGCTCGAGGCCAATGGCCAGGCGGCGCCCGCCGTGACGGCGTCGAGCCTGCCCTCGACGCACGTCGCCGCGGCGATCGCCTCGATCGAGCTGCTCCGGGAGCGCGAGGTCGCCACCACGCAGGAGCTCCTCGACTACGCGCAGGCCGAGGCGCTCGTCGCGATCGCCCTGACCCTGACCGACCTACGCAACCTTGTGAGCCGAGGGAAGCCATGATCGATGCTGCCACCCTCCCGGTTCGGACGACGGCGGCCGGGGCGCCGGACCAGGAATTCCTGCGCCGCGCGGCCGACATGGGCAACGACCGGATCGCCGCCTACGGCCTGGCCGAGCGCTACTACGACGGCGACCAGGGCGTCGAGCTGACCGATCGGCTCAAGCAGTACCTCGAGCTCGAGGGCGTCCCGTATGCCGAGAATTTCTGCGAGACGGTCGTCGACGCGCTCGCCGAGCGGCTGTCGGTGGCGGGCATCGAATCGGAGAACGAGGACCTCGCGACCTGGCTGCAGGAGCGGGTCTGGGACGCCAACGAGTTCGACGACGAGCAGGTCAAGGTGCTGGGCGAGGCGACCAAGCTCGGCGACGCCTTCCTGATCGCCGAGTGGGATCCAGAGCGCCAGATCGTCGCGCTCACCTACAACCCGCCGCACGTCGTCCGGGTCGAGTATCGCAACGCCGTGGCGCAGTGGGCCAGCAAGGTCTGGGACACCGACGCCGTCTCGCCGACCAACCCGACCGGCCGCGCGATCAGGCGGATGAACATCTACTGGCCTGACCGGGTCGAGAAGTGGTTCCGCCTGTCGTCCGATGACGCCGGCAACTGGGCCGCGCATCGCGACGAGGGCGACACCGCCTGGCCGATCCCCTGGACCACCAAGGCCGGCGAGCCGCGCGGGATCCCCGTCTTCCACTTCGCAAACAAGGCCAAGCGCACGGGCTATGGCCGCGCCGAGCACCGCGGCACGATCCCCCAGCAGAACCGGCTCAACAAGGAGCTGCTCGACCTGTCGCAGATCCTCGACACGATGGGCTGGCCGCAGCGGACCGCGACCGGCGTCACCACGAGCGAGCTCAAGACGGCACCGGGCGAGGTCTGGGAGGGTCCCGCGGGCGCCGCCTTCGACCAGTTCGAGGCTGCCGATCCGACAGGGCCGCTCGCCTCGATCGAGGCGACCATCGTGCGCATGGCCGGGCGCAGCCGGACGCCGGTCTACCAGATGGTCCTGTCGGGCGACATCCCCTCGGGCGAGGCGCTGGCGCTCGATACGCCGGTGCAGACCCCCTCGGGCAGCTTGCCGATCGGAGAGATTGCCGTCGGCGACGAGGTCTTCGACGAGCGCGGGGACATCCAGACGGTCGAGCATGTCTTCGAGGTGCTAGACGGGCGTCCGTGCTACCGCGTCAGCTTCGACGACGGGTCCAGCCTGGTCGCGGATGCCGCTCATAAATGGCTGACGGTCGACTATCACGCCCGCAGGCGTGGCTTGCCCGGAGCGGTCGTCGCGACCGAGCAGATCGCCGGATCGATCAAGGCGACCACCTCGACTGGCAACTTGATCCGGACGGGGCGTAACCGGACCGGCGTCTACAACCACGCAATTCCGGTCGCGGCCGCCCTCGACCTACCGGATATCGACCTGCCGATCGAGCCCTACGCCCTCGGCGTGTGGCTTGGCGATGGCACGGCTCTCCATGCCGATGTAACCCAGCACGTCGACGACGCGCCCGAGCTAGTCGCCAACCTTGCCGCAGTCGGTGTCGTCGCGCACGAGGTCAGCCGTCGGGGCAATACGCTCCGGCTGGGATTGGGACAGGTCTGGGGGACCAATCAGTGTCAACGTGGTCACGCCCGGCCGAGCGGCACAAAGTGCCAAGCATGTGAGCACTTGACGTATCGGTCCCGACGTGCCGGCGATCCTCTTCCACCGCGCACGAACATCACTTTCCGCCGGCGCCTCATCGAGACGGAGCTGATTGGCAACAAGCATATTCCGCAGATCTACTTCCGGGCATCACATCGGCAGCGGCTCGCCCTCCTTCAGGGCCTCATGGACACCGACGGATCGACCACGCCCGGCGGCTCGGTCACGCTCGACTTGGGACGCGAACGACTCGCTCGAGATGCGCATCGCCTGATCCAGTCGCTCGGCCACAAGGTAGCTATTCACGAGAGCATCGAGTCGAACTATGGAACGCCGCGTTGGCGAATGGCATGGACCGCTCCCGAGCCCGTGTTCCATCTCCGCCGGAAGTTGGCCCGGCAGAAGTTCGCCACTGGCGGCGCATCGCGCTTCCGGTACATCCGATCAGCGGAGCCGGTCGAGTCTGTGCCGGTCCGCTGCATCGCGGTCTCTGGACCATCGCATCTCTTCCTCGTCGGTGATGCCTACATCCCGACGCACAACAGTCTCAAGACGGCCGAATCGGGGCTCGTCAGCAAGGCCCGCAACCGCCAGGTCTTCCACGGCCAGCCGCTCGTGAATGCGCTGCGCATGGCGGTCGTCATCGCGGCCGACGAGGCCACCAGCGACGAGGCCAGGCCGCCGATCGACGCGGCAGCCGCGGCGATGGTCAAGATCAACATCAGCTGGGCCGATCCCGAGACGCGCAACGAGAAGGAGCACCTCGAGTCGCTCGCGCTGATGCACGAGCTCGGCGTGTCGAGCGCCACGATCCTGTCGAGGATCCCGGGCATCGACGCCGAGGAAGAGCTCGAGAAGCGGGCCGCCGAGGACGCCGACGCGGCCGAGCGGATGATGGTCGCCTTCGATCGGGGTGGGGCCGCCAACCCGGCGGACCCGGGACAGGCCGGGCGCCAGCCGCCACGCCCCGGTCGCCCAGCCGGTAGGCCGGCCATGCCGCCGGCGGCGTCGTGAACGATCACCGCGGTTGGCTCGTGGATCCGCTGTCGGACGCGCCCGATGTCCACGTCCTGCCCTGCGAGGACGGGCTGCCGGCGCGCGGCCATGAGCCCACCCTTATGCGCCCCGCTTGCCGTCCCGAACCAATCCGCGAGGGTCCGCTCGACTCCCCGGTCTGGTCGCACGTCGAGCCGACCTGGCCGGGCTCCGATCGCGGCTACGTCAACTGATCATGGATTCCGTCGTCGACATCGCCCTGCGCACCCGCCGCGAGCTGCTCGCCCTCGACCGCGAGGCCGCCGCCCGGCTGGTCACCTCGTACGCCAGCATCTGGGCGTCGATCAGGGTCGAGCTCGACGCGCTGCTGGCCGAGGTCGGCGCGTTCCGCGAAGCCGGCGAGCCGGTGCCGATCGGGCGCCTGTTCCGGCTGGCCCGCTACCGCGAGCTCATGGCGCAGGTCGAGGCGCAGCTCCTGCGCTGGGAACAGATCGCCGGTGGCGAGGCCGTGACGGCGCAGGACCGGGCGCTGGGGCGCGTCGGGCCGGACCAGCTGGCGCTCATGGCGGCCAGCCTCGGGCAGCCGGTCGGGATCTCGTTCGCCGCGATCCCCCACCAGGCGATCGCCGCGATGACGGGCTTCGCCCAGGACGGGACGCCGCTGGCGGCCCTGATCCGGGCGGCCAACGCGGAGGCGCTCGTGGCGGCGCGCCGCGTGCTCGTGACGGGCATCGCCACGGGCCGACCGATCGCGGCGATCGCCCGCGAGTTTCGCAAGGCGATGGGGATCCCGCTGTCGCGCTCGATGACGATCGTGCGGACCGAGACGCTGCGCTCGTACCGCGAGGCCGCCCGGGTCGGGGTCGAGGAGAACGCCGAGTTCCTCGAGGGCTACACGTGGTTCGCGGCGCGCGACGGAAGAACGTGTCCCGTCTGCTGGGCTCAGCACGGACGCTTCTTCCCGTTGAAGGGATCCGGGATCAGGCGCGTCGCCGAGGTCTTCGCCACCCACGTTTCGTGCCGCTGCGTCCTTCTACCCAGATCGAAGTCATACGCCGAGATCACCGGCGACGCGTCGCTCCCGGACAACCGGCCGCAGATCACGCCCGGGCCGACGCTCTTCGCGCGGCAGACCCCGGAGCGCCAGGCCGCGATCCTGGGGCCCGGCAAGTTCGCCCTGTACAAGGCTGGCCAGCTCGAGCTCGGCGACTTGGTCGAGCTCATCGACGATTCGCGCTGGGGCCCGACCCGGCGCGAGATCCCCCTCTACCGGCTGCAGCGGCGCTCGCCGCTGGCCGAGACCGCATAGGAGGCCACCAATGGCAGACAGCAACTACGCCATCCTCAAGGCCCGGGCGAAGGAGCTCGGGATCCGCACCGTCGGGGTCAGGGCCGACGCGCTCGCCGCGGCGATCGACACCGAAGAGCAGCGCCTGGCCGCCGAGGGCCCACCGAGCGGGGAGGCCGTGACCGCCGACGTCGCTGCCGACGAGCAGGCCGACGAGCAGGCCGACGAGCAGGCCGACGAGCAGGCCGACGAGCCGGCCCCGCAGCTGATCAGCGGCAGGCGTCGCAAGGCCGTGCCGATCGTGCGCAAGACCGCGGTCACCTGGTGGTGCCCGGTCGACGACTTCTCCATGCCGACCTACATGAAGGGCTGCGCCAAGTGCGGCGCCCGCCGCGAGGGCGACACCGTCATCCCCGCCTGATGGCCCAAACGACCCGGTAGCCACCCCAGAGGAGACGTACCTACGATGCCTGAACCAACGAGCGCAACGCCCGCGACCTCGACCGCAACGGTCGAGCCGAACAGCCAGGCGACCCCGGCAGCGACCGGCGAACCGCCCCCGACCACCCCGCCGCCGACGACCACCCCACCACCCGCGCCGCCCGCAACGGACGACGCAGACGCGCTGGGGGATCCCGGGAAACGAGCACTCGATCGCATGAAGGCCGAGCGTGACGAGGCGGAGCGGCTTCGCAAGAAGGCGGAGGGTGACCTCAGGAAGCTCCAGGAGGCGAGCCTCTCGGAGCAGGAGAAACGGGACAAGCGCCTGGAAGAGCTCGAGGCCGAACAGAAGGCCTGGGAGCGCGAGCGACAGCAGAACCGGATCGAGCAGGCCGTCGGCCGGCTCGCCGCCAAGCTCAAGCTCGTCGACGTCGAGACGGTCGTCCGCCTCGTCGATGGGGCCAGGGTCGAGTTCGATGACCAGGGCAACCCGAAGAACGTCGAGCAGCTCGTCACCGACCTGGTGAAGGACAAGCCCTTCCTGGTCGGCCAGGCGCCGGCGGCACCCGCACCGGGCGGGATCAATGCCGGCGACGGGACCAGCGGCGGACCACCGCCGAACCTCACGGCCGACGAGCTCGGGGCCGCGAAGGCGTCAGGGATGACGCCCGAGCGATACGCAGCGATGAAGAGCGTGAAGACGCTCGACGACTGGAAAGCAATACAGCCGCCGAAGGCTGGCTAGCAAGGAGGCGACGAGAGCATGGCGGGCTTCACCTTCCGCTATCGCCTGTCGGGCGGCGCGCCGACGATCCAGGTCCTCAAGGCGAAGGACACCGAGACGCTGACCAAGGGCGACATGCTCAACCTCGAGACCGGCGAGGTCGACCTCGGGGCCACCGCCGACACGGCCTTCCTCGGGGTCTGCCTGGACACGGGCGCCCGGACCGACAGCACGACCGACGTGACCTTCATCCGCGACGCGGATGCCGTCTACGGCGTGGCCGACGCCAACGCACGGGTGTCGGGCGCGACGCTCGACATCGCCGGCGCCACCGGCGCCCAGGGTGTCGCGACGAGCTCCAACAAGGAGTTCGTGGTCGTCGCCCCCTCGAGCGCGACCCAGGAGACCCTGGTCCGCTTCAACGTTGGCGCGCACGTCGATAACGTGGCCCTGTAGGAGCAGCTGACCATGCCTGAAGTCGCATCCAACTGGGCAGAGCTCCTCTCCCCGCAGCTATCGGAGGCCTTTTTCGTTGGCTTCACCGACTCGGGGCGGCGAGCCAGCCTGATCGAATCGATCTACAACGTCCAGCGCTCGGAGCGAGCCTTCGAGGAGCACCTCGGCATCGGCCAGTTCTCCTCGGCCGGCTGGGACTTCGAGAAGACCGGCCGCGTCCAGTACGACGACCGGAACAAGGGCTACCTCAAGCGCTTCACCCACGTCGAGTTCGCGAAGGGCTTCATCGTCCAGCGCAAGCTGATCGACGACAACCTGCTCGCGATCCCGGTCAACGACGCCCGGGAGCTCGGCGATTCGGCCTTCCGCTTCCGTGAGAAGGCGGCCGCGCTGACGTTCACCAACGCGTTCACCGACAGCGGCACCGACGACTACGGCTTCCCGATCGCGGGGCCCGACGACGTCGGCCTGTGCTCGGCGGCGCATCCATACAGCCCGGTCGACGCCTCGACCCAGTCCAACGAGGGCACGCTCGCACTGACGAAGGACAACGTCCGGACGACCCGCCAGGACCACATGGCCCTGGTCGACGACCGCGGCGACATCCTCAACGTCATGCCCGACCGGCTGCTCGTGCCGCCCGAGCTCGAGGACGACGCGCTGACGATCAACCGCTCGACCCTCGACCCGACCAGCGCCAACAACGCGATCAACCCCCAGGCGGGGCGGTTCGCGTCCACGGTCTGGCACTACCTGACCGACGCCAACGCCTGGTTCATGATCGATTCGGTCCGGATGCGCCGGGACCTGCTCTGGTACGAGCGGATCCCGGTCGAGTTCGACCGGATGGTCGACTTCGACACGCTCGAGTCCAAGTTCCGGGCCTACCAGCGCTTCAGCCGCGGCCATCGGTCGTGGTACTGGGTCTTCGGCCAGAATCCTTCGTGATCCCCCGCTGAGGTCAGGCGCCGCGACGTGACCCGCGGCGCCTGAGCTCAGCCCCTCGGAGACATCATGGGCAAGACAGCCTTTCCGAACGGGATCACCGTCGAGGATGGCGCGAATCCCCTGGTCGGCGCGGCCGACGGCTACAAGATCGCTCGCGGCGAGACCGCCCTCGACGGGTCCAACCCGACGCCGGTCGCGACCGGGCTGACCACCGTCATCGCGTTCGTGGCCACGCTCAAGGGCACCGCGGCGCCGGGGGACAACACGTCGGTCCTGACGGCCGACATCTCGGGCACGACGGTCAACGTCTACGCCTGGAAGAACACCAGCGGCACCGATCCAACGCTCGTCGCCTCGACCGGCACCGAAGTTTTTTACTGGCTCGCATTGGGCACCTGAGCCTGATGGAGAGCGCCGAGAGCAAGGCCGCCCGCTATGAGCAGCGCTTCCCGGGGACGGGCATCGCGGCCGAGCAGGCGGCCGAGCGCCAGGAGCGGCTCGACCTCAAGGTGCGCCGGCGTGACGGCGGCCGGGTCGGGCGGCGCTTCGTGATGGTCCCCGAGCTGCCCTGGCATCGAGCGAGGTCCTGATGCGACACGACGTCGTCACCCTCGCGGTCAACGCGTCGGGCGCCGCCACGGTCTACTCCGACCCGCTGTCGGGCCTCATCGCCGGGCTGTACGTCGAGAACGGCGACCTGGACGCGGGCAGCGACATCACGATCACCGACGAGGCATCGGGCGCCGCCATCCTGACCATCACCAACCTCGCCGCCGACGCCTGGTACGTGCCCACGGTCGGCGTCGTCGACGCGGCGGGCGCCGCCCGGCTGTACGCCGTCGGCGGTACCGCCATCCCGGCCCTGATCCCGATCGACGGGCGGCTCAAGTTCGTCGTCGCGCAGGGCGGCGTGAGCAAGACCGGCACTGTCCACGTCTACGTGGTCCCAGGCTAGGAGCGAAGCACGATGCCAAAGAAGCCGGCCAGCTACAGCGAATGGTCGCGCGCCGACCTCGAGGCCGAGGAGGTCCGCCTGGCCGCCGAGCGGACCCGGATCCGGCTCGAGCAGAACGAGGTCGGCGCCGCGCTCGAAGTCCACCGCGCGCTCGACGCCCTGTCGCCGGCGGCCCGCCGGATCGTGCGGATCGGCCTCGCCGGTGCGACTGCGCCGAACGGCAACGGAGGCCCCTCATGACGCTGTACACGGCGCCCACGGTCATCGAGCGCGCCCGCTCCATCCCCGACGCCGTCCGCGACTGGCGGCCGCAGAGCCGGCTCGGGCACTCGATCTTCCGCGCCCTGCCGCACCTTCCGGCCGACCTCGCCGTGGAGCTCGTCGAGCGAATCAGCTCGGCGATGATCTACGAGGCGGCACTGTCGCTGCGCGTCATCCGCGGCCTCGGCCTGGCGCGCGCCGGGCTGATCTCGCCCCACGATCTCGTGATCGAGGACTACGGCGTCGTGTCGCGCCGGGTCATGACCGACACCGGCATGGGCTTCGTCGTCGACGCGTATCAGAACCTGGTCGAGTTCGAGACCATGAAGTACCACGGGATCGGGACCGGCACGACGGCCGAGGGCGCGACCCAGACCGCGCTCGTGACCGAGCTGACGACCGAGTACACCGGCAACGTGCGGGCGACCGGCACCACGGCCGAGGCGTCGCAGAAGGTGCTCAGCTCGGTGGGCACGAACACTCTCGACGGCACGCCCGGCGCCGCCCTCCGCGAGCATTCGCTGTTCGACCAGGCCGCGACCGGCGGCGGCGTCATGTTCGACCGCTCGCTGTTCGACGCGATCACGCTGTCGAGCGGCGACGCTCTGGAGAGCACGTACTCGGGGACGTTCGCGAGCGGCGGCTGACCCGTGGCCTTCACCATCCCCAACGAGGCCGACGCGTTCCACGCCGACCAGGCTGAGCCAGACAAGGTCGACATCGACATCCTGGTAGCCGGGCTCAACGGCAACGGCGTCGTGTCGGGCTGCGCCGTCACCGCGCAGGGCACCCCCGACATGACGGTAGCAGTAGCCGCAGGCGTCACGCGCAACGCGGACGGCACGACGGCCACCGTCGCGTCGGGCAACGTCACGATCACGACAGCCGACGCGACGAACCCCCGGATCGACCTCGTCGTGGTCAGCAACGCCGGAGTCAAGTCCGTCACCGCCGGCACGGCCGCGGCCTCGCCCGTGTTCCCGGCCATCCCCGCCAACAGCGTCGTGCTCGCTGCCGTCTACGTGCCGGCCAACGACACGACCATCGCGACGAACCAGATCACCGACAAGCGGGTGGTTCTTGTCACGTTCTCGGGCTCGTCGTTTCCTGCGAGTCCGCGTGCGGGGGATCTTTTCTGGCGCTCCGACCTGGCTCTCGACTTCTACTACGACGGCACACGCTGGCTGACGACCACGCTGTACGAGCACCACCTTGGCGGAACGGTGCCGAGTATCTCGCTATCTGCCACAAGCTTTTATTCGACAATCCCGTGGGCTCCGACCTATGACCTGTGGCTGGTCAGGCTCGAAGCCACGCTCTATGCGTCGGGTCTGTCAGGCAGCGCCTACTGGCAAGTCGATCTGTACACGTGGGACGGGTCCACACAGGGCTCCTCAATTGCCACCGTCAACAACCAAAGCGGATCGAGTTCAACGATGGAGCGCAAATCGGCAGCGATTGGGGCGCTTCTCGGGACCGACAAGGATGTGTTTGGGGCGGTCGCGACGAAAGTCGGCGCTCCGGGAAATCTCATTCTCGGGGCAGTAATCCTATATCGGATCGTAGCCACCTAGGATGCCCGCACGGCGTGGTTTGGCTGGTGCTGGTGGTCCGTTCGCCGTATCGCCAGTCATCCCGCTCACTAGTCCTTCTCAGGGCGGGTGGATCTGGTACTCGGGACCGATGGCGGTCTACAACAACGGCAAGGTCTATTTCACCTGGGTCCGGGGGGACAACGGTCACGCCGAGATTGCCACCTTCACCGAGGCGACCGATGCCGTGTCGGCTGCGACCGACTTCCGCAACGTCCAGGTGGACGACCACGCCAACGCGGCCATCGTCATCCTGCCCGACGGGAAGATCATGGTCATGTACTCGGCCCACGTCGGAGTCGGCGAGTACCACAAGACGAGCACGAACCCGGAGGACATCAGCGCGTTCGGCTCCGAGGTCAACCTCGACTCGATCCTCGGCCAGTCGGTCTACACCTACAACCAGCCGATCGTCATGGCGGACGACTCGATCTATCGCTTCTATCGCTCGGGCGACCCTACGACCACCGCGATCTGGCAGTACACGCTCAACGCCGCCGGCGACGGGGTGTCGTGGTCGGCCCCGGTGACGGTGTTCTCGGAGCCATCCGAGGGCATGTACATCAAGGCCATCCGCAACGGCTCCGACCGGATCGACTTCACGGCCACCGAGAAGGCCCCCAACGCGCCGGGGGCGACGCAAATCTCGGTCTGGCATGCCTACTACGACGCCACGGCGGACACCTACCACCAGTCGGACGGCACGCCGATCAGCCTGCCCCTGAACTCGTCGAACATGACCCTCGTCTACGATGGCTCGTCGGTCCTGGCGGCGATCGAGGACATCGCGATCGGGTCGGACGGGCATCCCCGCATCGTCTTCACCCGCTACGTCAACGTGGCGACGGACCATCGCTACGACTACGCCCGCTGGACAGGCTCGGCGTGGGTCGTCAACGAGATGGCCGAGGCCGGCGCGGGCCAGCTCGAGAGCTCCGGGTATTACTCCGGTGGGGTGGCCATTGACCGGGTCGACGCCAACCGCGTGTACGCCTCGATCAACGACGGATCGCAATACGAGATGCACCTGTTCGAGACGGCGGACGGCGGCTCAACGTTCAGCGACACCGCCCTGACCGAGAAGTCTGGCAAGAAGCAGATCCGGCCAACAGCTGTGCAGGCCGCCGTCGTGGGCGGGCTACGCTGCTTGTGGATGGACGCAGTTTCGTATGCTGGCTATACGAACTGGAATGCAGGCATACGTGGAACACGCGAGTAAGATCTAGATGTCCACCTTCCGCCTCCGTAGAGCAGCCGGCGGCTCGACGCTCCGGGGCGGCGGGACGCTGCGCGGCGCCGACGCCACCACGTACACGATCGGCCTCGCCGGCAGCGTCACCCCGGCGGGCGCCATCGTCCGCGAGGTCTCGCGCAGCTTCGCAGGCTCGGTCACGCCGGCCGCCACCCTCGTCCGCGCGCCCCGGACGGCCTACGCGGGCTCCACAGCGCCCACCGGCGCCCTCGCGCGCAGCGCGTCACGCACGTTCGCAGGCTCCACGACGCCCTCGGGCGCCCTCAGCCGCACGATCCGCCCGCCCGGCTTCGCGGGCAGCGTCACGGCCACGGGCGCCCTCGTGCGCAACCCGGCGTCGCGCTACGCCGGCAGCGCGACGCCAACAGGCGCGCTGGGAAGGGCCGCGAGCCACGGCGTCGCGGGCAGCGTCACGCCGGGCGGCGCGCTGGCCAGCACCCTGATCCGCCGCGTCGCTCTCGCCGGGCTCGCAACGCCGGCAGGCGCTCTTCTCCGGCGAGCGTCCAGAGCATTCGGCGGGACCACCAGCCCGACCGCGGTGCTCGCGCGTCGAGCGGCCACGAGCTACGCCGGCACAACGACGCCGAGCGGCGCGCTCCGCCGGATGCCCACGCAGGCCCTCGCGGGGAGCACGACGCCGACAGGGAGCGTGGCGAGCCTCCTGGTCCGCCAGATCGCGCTCTCGGGACTGGTGACGCCCGCCGGCGCGCTGCTGCGCAGGGTGGTCACCGCGCTCGCCGGCACGGCGACACCGGCGGGTGCGCTCGTACGCAAGCCGCAGATGCACCTGGCGGGCAGCGTCACGCCCTCGGGGACGCTCGTCGCCCTCCGGGCGGTGCAGCTGGCGCTGGCGGGCTCCGTGACGGCCACAGGGGCGCTCGTGCGCGCCGTGGCGCATCGGCTGGCCGGCAGCACTGCCCCGAGCGGCGCGGTCGCCCGTGCGCCGCGGCACAGCGTGGCCGGGTCCGTGACGCCGACCGGGTCGCTGGTCAGGAGCGTCGCCAAGGTCCTTGCCGGCAGCGTCACGCCGTCAGGCGCGCTGTCGCTGCTGCGGATGGCCCAGGTCGCCCTGAGCGGGTCAGTGACAGCCGTGGGCGCCCTGGCGCGGCGCGTCGCCCACAACCCGGCCGGGAGCGCCGCCCCGGCCGGATCGCTGCGCCACCTCGCGAGCAAGCTCCTGGCAGGGAGCGTGACGCCGACCGGCGGGCTCGTGATCGGCGAGAACGCGCAGGTGGTCATTATGGCCGCGGCGTCGGGTGCGCGGATGGTGGCAGGGGCGACGATGACGGCCGCGCGGCGGCTCATGGGCCGCGGCTCGACGGCCGATCCGGCCGGCCCGCGGAGGATGACGCCGCACTGATGGCCCAAACGACCCGGTAGTCCGCCCGGCGACTCCGTTCTACCGTCGCGCCATGGACTGCCCGACCCGGTCCCCCGGCTGACGATGGCCTACACGAACGCCCAGCTCGTACGGCGCGAGGCCGGCGATCGCGGCGTCTACGCCCGCGACACCGATTCGGGCGACGGCAGCGCCACCGAGTTCTGGCTGAGCGCCCCGCCGATCGTCGCCAACAGCCAGACGGTCAAAGTCGGCGGCACGACGTACACCGAGGTCGCGTCGGCGCCGGGCGCCAGCCAGTACACCCTCGACGACGACAGCGGGCGGCTGATCTTCGGCGTGGCGCCGGGCAGCGGCACCGACAACGTCGAGGCCACCTACCGGACGGCCGAGCTGGCCGACGCCGACGTGACCGAGGCGCTCCGCCAGTTCGGCCTGACCGACACGGCCGAAGCCGACACGGGCCCCGTGACCGCGCTCCTCGAAGCGGCGGCCATGCTGTGCGACTGGCAGGCAGCGGCGCACGCCGGCGACGTCGACACCAAGACCGACGGCCAGGAGTTCAAACGCTCGCACGTCTCTGAGCGCTGGATCGCCCAGGCGGCCGCCATCCGGACCCGGCTGCAGCGCGAGCGCGGCCTGGTCAGCGCGGCCATCACGCGAGTCGACGGCTACAGCCAGGACGTGTCGAGCCGTGACGTCGGCACGACGGCCACGAACCCGCGAAGAAACTTCTACGGTCAGCCGGACGCTCCGTTCTGATGCCCGCGATCGCACCCACGCCCCGCGAGATGCTCGGCCTGCGCCGCGACACCGAGCGCACGTTCGACCGCTCGATCGAGGTCTGGCGCAAGACCGAGACGCCCGACGGCAAGGGCAGCCAGACGTGGACCTACGCGCGCCACTCGTCGGGCGGCGGCCGCGTCTCGCCGCTCTCGAACCGCGAGGGCACCTACGTCGAAACGCGCTATGCCGACAAGCTCGGCGGCCGCCAGCCGTTCGTCGTCACGGTCGGGCACGACCGGGTCCTGCGCCTCTCCGACCAGCTGCGCTCTCGCGGCGTCACGTTCGAGATCATCACGATCGACGCGCCCCGCTCGTACTCGGCCAACCGGCGGGTCATCGCGGCGGAGATCAGCTGATGGCGGTCCGGCGCGGCTTCAACCACTTCCCGCAGATCCGGCGGGAGCTTGAGCGACGCGCCGCCGGCGTCGTCGTGGCCGCCATGGGCAACATCCGCGAGCGCGCCGTGGGTTCGATGGGCGGCCCCAAGAGCGGGCGCATGTACGGCACGCACCAGGCGTCGGCTCCCGGCGAGGCGCCGGCGATCATGTTCGGCCAGCTGGCCAACTCGATCGACACCGAGATGGTCTCGGCGGCCTCGGGGCGCGTCTTCTCGACCGCTGAGCACGCGCCGCACCTCGAGTTCGGCACGACCCAGATGGAGCCGCGCCCGTTCTTCGGGCCGGCAGCCGAGGAGGAGCGCACCGATTACGAGGCGGCCATGCGCTCGGTCCTGGGCGGCCTCGGTGGCGGCACGATCTCCGGGCCGATGTCGCGATGAACGCGATCGACAGCGCGCTCAAGACCACGCTCGGCGCCGACGCCACGCTGACCACCCTCGCGCCGGGCGGCGTCCATGCCCGCAAGGCGCCCCAGGACACCGCGTTCCCGTACATCGTCTTCGCCAAGATGCCGACCGGCCGGGAGGACGTGTACACCCTCGGCGGGCGCGCCTTCCGCCGGCTGCGCTACCTGGTCAAGGCCGTGACCGATGGTCCCTCGAGCGACGTCGGCGATCAGGTCCGGGTGCGCGCCGACGCGATCCTGACCGACCAGGCGATCACGATCAGCGGCTACACGCTGATGGCCCTGCGCCGGGTCGGCGACGTCGAGTACCCCGAGGACGTCCTCGGCGGGCGGACCTTCATGCACGTTGGATCGCTCTTCGAGATTGAGGTGGCGCCGGCATGACGAAGAAACGACAGAAGTACCGCGTCCTGGTCGGGATCAACTACCCGCCCAACGACAAGCGGGCCGAGCCCGGGGCGATCGTCGACGACATCCCGCCGGCGTCGCTCCGCTGGCTCCTGCGTGACGGGATCATCGAGGAGCTCGAGGCGCCGGCGCCTCAGAGGGATGGCGACTGATGGCGAACGTCGCAGTTCGTGCCTACACCGCCGGGATCATCGACGGCGAGGGCTGCATCCAGATCAAACGCATCAGAGCGAACAACGGCAAGACGTATCACGGGCTCGCTGTAGCGGTCACAAACACGGATCGATCGCTCCTCGAATGGCTCGCAGCAACGTGGAACGCCGTCTCGGTCACGCCCAATCCGACATCGGGGATCCGCGACAAGCCGCAATGGATCGTGCGATGGCACGGCTCGGTCGCACGAGAGCTGCTCGAGGCAATACGCCCCTATCTGATCGTGAAACGGCGGCAGGCCGACCTCGCGATCTCGTTCCACTCCGAGCTCATCTTCGATAAGCGCACAGCTTGGAATCTTGTGACCGATGAGGTGGTCGCAGCTCGAGAGAGTGCTTATGCCGCCATGCGGGCACTCAACCGGAAAGGCCTGGTGGCCTAGGTGGCATTTTCCCACGGTCGCGATTCGAAGGTCTGGTTCGGCGGCTATGACCTGACCGGCTATCTCAGCGAGGCGAACTCACAGACGGCGGGCGACCTGGCCGAGGCCTCGCCCTTTGGCTCGACGGTCAAGGGCTGGGTCGGCGGCAAGAGCGACGCAACGCTGTCCGCCGGTGGCTTCTACGACGGCAGCGCCGACGCGGTCGACGAGGTCTTCGCCGCGGCGCTCAACGGCGTCGCTCGCGAGATGACCCACCTGATCGCGGGCGACGCACTCGGAGCTCGCGGCCGCTCGATGACCGCCGTCGAGACGCAGTACGAGGTGACAACGCCCGCCGACGGCGTCGCGGGGATCTCGATGGAGGCGCAATCAGCGGTCGGCCCGGAACCCGTCTTCGTCGTCCACCCCAAGGGCGCCGAGACGGCCACCGGAGAGGACGCCACGGCGGTCGACGGCGGGGCCACCCCTGGGGCCACCAGCGAAAGCTGGGCCGCTTATCTCCACGTCTTCGCGGTCGCGGGCACCGGCACGCCGACCCTGACCGCCCGGATCCAGGACTCAGCCGACAACTCGACGTTCGCAGACGTCACCGGAGGCGCCTTCGCGGCCAAGACGGCGATCGGGTCGGAGCGTATCGCCGGGGCCGCGGGGGCGACCCTCCGTCGCTATGTCAGGAGTGCCCGCGTGATCAGCGGGACGGGCCCGTCGATCACCTACGGGATCGCAGTCAACCGCAAGTACACCGGCGCATAGAGGAGAGCACGAGCGATGGCATTCACCCACGGCAAGGACAGCACGTTCCACATCACCGACGCGGGCGGGACGCTCCGCGACATCACCAGCTATCTCTCCTCGGCCGGCCTGCAGCGCATGGCCGACCTGGCCGAGACCTCGACCCTCGGATCGACCTACAAGAGCTTCGTCGGCGGCCTGATCGACGCGTCGATCCCGCTCGATGGTCTGTTCGACCCGACGGTCGACGGTTATCTCGCGGGCATCCTGCAGCTCTCGAAGGCCTTCGAGTACTACCCGGCCGGCGAGCCGGTGGGGGCGACGAAGCCCAAGTACTCGGGCAACGCGGTCCTGACCAACTACGAGATCAACACCGGCGTCGACGGGCCCGCCTCGATCAGCGGCGAGTTCCAGGTCGACGGGGCCATCACCCGCGCGGTCGCCTGACGCGCGCCAGCCAGAGGAGCAGGACATGATCGATCCGGCCGAGATTACGGAGTCCATCGAAGATCAGAAGGACGCGGGAGGTGCAATTCCTCCCGCCGATCCTCCGCCCACCGTCAACGGAGCAGGCGGTGAAGGCGATCTCCCCCGTCTGACACTAGAGGCAATCGTCGCCGCCGACGATCTCGGTGAAGACACGATCGACGTGCCCGAGTGGGGCGGGTCGCTCCGGGTCCGCGCCATGACAAAGCAGCGTCAGCTTGAGATCCGCGAAGAGTCCGCATCAGGCAACGATCGCAACCTGGCCGAGCTGCTCATGTTCACGGCCTGCGTCATCGAGCCCGAGATGACGAGCGCCGCGGTGAGCGTGCTGCGCGGCAAGTCGGCGGCCGTGTTCGATCGGGTGATGCGCCGGATCCTCGAGCTCAACGGAGCAGAGCCCGGGGCACGGGAGGCGGCTAAGCGCCGATTTCCTGGCAGAGAATGAGCTCCATTTCGACTTCTTTCTCACGCGCGAGTTGCACCTCGGGACCGTAGCTCGGATGCGCCGAGAGATGACCTACGCCGAGTGGATTCGATGGTCCGCCTTCTACGAACTCGAAGTGAATGCGCGGAAGAAGGCTCAACAGCAAGCTAAGGCGCGGCGCGGAAGGAGACGCTAGCCAGCCGTGGACGTCGAAACCCTGCCCTGCCTCGCCGCGCTCCGCCACACCACGCCATGCCCAACCAAGCCCGGCCGCGCCGCGCCTCGCCGTGTCACGCCGAGCCCTGCCATGTCACGCCAAACCATGCCGCGACCCGCCATGCCCCGCCGAGCCTTGCTCCGCTCAGCCACGCCCCACCGGGCCAAGCCCTGCCACGTGAGAGCCGGATCAGTGCAACCCTGCCAAGCCCGGCCACACCTCGCCATGCCTCGCCTGGCCGCGCCTTGCCGTGCCATGCCCCGCCCGGCCATGCCCGGCCACGAACTAGAGCAGCCCCTCTTTCCGCAGGATCTCCTCGATCCGGCGGATGCGCGATTCGTGAGCGATCACGCCCCAGAGGGCGAAACCGATCTTCTGCTGCTCATCCCACGTCGCCAGTTCGTCGGGACCGAGCTTCGTCAGATCGGTCACCTGCATAACCTTCAGCATTCGCCCGTACTGACGCCGCCCTTTCGCCTTGTGGCTCGCGGCGACCCGGATGTGCTCGGCAGCATCGATCACGCGATATCCGATGTTCGGTACCGCTTCCAGCCAGCGCTTTTGAATGTCCCCCAGGTGGTCACGCGCTCGATAGAGAGGTCCGCGGTTGGCGGCGAACGGCCGGCCGAGCGTCTCTTCGAGCATGGCGTACGTGATGACATCACCGAAGTCGGCCTCCGAGAGCAGATCGTCATAGATCATCCGCCACTCGGGCTTCTCCCCCTTCGGCTCGAACCGCGCGCTCATGCGGGCGTCAGATGGGCGTCGAATCGCCCGTATCCGAGCTTCCGGGCATCGCCGAGGCCTTCGAGTCGACCAGCCCGCTCCGCGATACGAGTCAGATCGGCGAAGTTGAGCCCGTCCTCCTCCAACTCGATGTCGAAAGACAGGCCCCACGATCGGAAGATCGGGCGAGTCCGCGGGGTCCGGTTGCGACCGATCTTGACGGTCTTTCGCAGCCGATTCTCTTCGCGCTTGGCGAGCTTGCCGAGCTCGGAGGGTCCGTCGTGTTGAAGGGGCACTTTGTCGTCCAGCACGACCACAAAGTCGTACACGCGCTCGCCGAGCTTCCACGCCGTGGCCGCATCACGGAAGCTGCGAATGACATTCTCGGCCGGGATATAGGGCCCGATCTCCTTGTCGTAGTAGAGCGACGCCTTCCACTCGTAATCCGCGATTGCTCGCTGCTCCTCTTCCGTCTTCTTCGATTTGCTGGTCAGCTCACTCAGTCCCGCAGCCAGCGGATCGAGAGGGTCGGCCAGGCGTCCGTTGTGCATGACCAGTCCCGAGCGACCTTTGAGTTCGACGTGGACCTGCATAGTCTCTCCCGTATCTACAGATGGCTTGCGCCTAGTCTAAACACGAAGCGGTCCGTGTCAACATGAGCGAAGCCGCGAGGCTGTGGATCACCGTCGGCTCCGACATCGGCGCTGCGACGCGCGGCCTGTCGCAGATCGACCGCGGCGTCGAGCGCGTCAGCGGCAACGTCCAGCGCCACGCCAGCCTGATCGAGCGCGCGGTCGGCACCGGGCTCGGCTTCATCGGCGCGAACGTGATCATGGGCGCGACCGCCAAGGCGGCCGACTTCCTGAGCGGCTCGCTGATCGGCATGAACAGCCAGCTCGAGCAGAGCCAGATCGCCTTCACCCAGATGACGGGCTCGGCCGAGGCGGCCAACGATCTCCTCGACGACATCCAGCGCTTCGCGGCGAAGACGCCGTTCGAGTTCCCGGAGCTCCTGCAGTCGGCCCGGCTGATGAAGGCGTGGGGCTTCGAGACGCGCGAGCTCCTGCCCTGGCTGCACCGCATCGGCGACACGGTCGCCGCGTTCGGCGGCGGATCCACCCAGGTCGACATGATCACCCGCGCGCTCGGCCAGATGCGCGGCATCGGTCGCGTGACCGCCCAGGACATGATGCAGCTGGCCAACCAGGGCATCCCGGCGTGGCGGATCCTGGCCGAAGAGATGGGCATGACCGTCGCCCAGGTCCGCAAGCTCTCCGAGGAGGGCAAGATCGGGGCCGACGTCTTCCTGCGGGCATTCAGCGACTTCGCGGCCGCCAATTTCGGCGGCATGATGGAGCAGCAGTCGCACACCTTCGCGGGCGCCATGTCGACGATCAAAGACAGCGTCCAGATCGCGATCGCGGGCGCGTTCCGGCCGGCCTTCGAATCGGTCAGCGACCTCGCCGACAGTCTCGGCCAGTTCGTCAGCTCCGACCGGTTCAGCGAATGGGCTGACCGCGTCGCGGGGGGCACGCAGCGGGTGGTCGACGCGCTGGGCGCGATCCCCGATGTCCTCGCCTTCATCTGGCGCTCGCTGGCCGCCGGGCGGCCGCAGGACATCTTCGCGCCGATCCTCGACTCGATCGAGCGCGGCACCGACGACGCGCTGGCCTACCTGCGCGGCTGGGGCCGCGAGCTCAGCGCGGCGGGCTACGGCGCGATGGTCGAGTACGCCAACGGGATCATCATGGGCGGCCGCTCGGCGGTCGCCGCCGCGGTCGAGTATGTCGCCTCGATCGCCGGTCAGTTCCTGATCGGCGCGTCGCCCCCACCGATGGGCCCGCTGTCGGGCGTCGACGCCGGCGGCCAGGCGGTCATCGAGGCCTGGGCGGAGGGCGCCTCGCGAGCGGATCTCGGCGCCTTCGAGCAGATCGCCGAGCGGGCCGCCGGCCACCTCAAGCGACTGGAGGGCGCCAGCGGCGGCGTCGAGACCGCGATCTACAACATTGACCGGGCGATGGGCGAGCTCGACCGCTCGACCTACAGGGTCCGCCGCGAGATGGAGGCGATCGAGGACAGCTTCGCCGCCCAGCTCGACCCGCTGCGCGGCCAGGCCGAGGCGCTGACCGACACGCTGACCAGCGAGGACCGCCAGCGCCAGATCGCGCTGGAGCTCGAGGAGATCGAGCTGCGCAAGCAGCGCCTGGCGGCGCTCGGCAACGAGGAGGCGGTCAAGGCGATCGACCTGTTGATTGAGGCCAACCGCAATGCGCAGGAGGCGATCTCGCTCGAGGAGCAGCGCCAGCAGCTGATGGGCGAGGCCGCGGCCATCCCGCTCGAGGACCAGATCAAGGCGATCGAGGCGGCCCAGGAGGCCGCGCTCGAGCCGCTGCGCGAGCAGCTCGACGTCTACGAGAGCCAGGCCGACGCGCTGGCCGAGCAGCGCCGCGCGTGGGGCCAGATCAAGACCGCGATCGATCGCGCGGTCAAGGCGGCCACGCCCAAGAAGGGCAAGGGCGCCGCCGGCGCCGACACAGCGCTGCAGCCGACCGATCCGTTCGTGCTCGAGCCGGGCGCCGACCTGATGGCGATCATGAGCGATACCGCCACTGGCGCGGGCGAGGCGGCCGGGCGCAGCCTGGCCGAGGGTTTCGCTGGCGGCTTCCGAGCATCGATCGAGGCGAACATGCCGGCGGTCGTGGGGACCGCCATCGGCGCCGTGGCGGGCCTCTTCGTGGCTGGCCCGGTCGGCGCCACGATCGGATCGATGATCGGGTCGTTCCTGGGCGGCAAGATCGGCGAGGGGCTGGCCGGTCAGGGAGGCAGCGTCGAGGCCGGCCTGCAGGCCATGTTCGCGGATCCGGGCGCGGCGCTAGCACCCATCGGCGAATCGATCATGGCCGCGCTCACCCCGATCGGCACGCAGGTCCTCGACTGGATCGCCACGACCGCCGGCGCGATCCCGGGCGCCATGGCGGCCTGGATCCCGGCGTTCTTCTCGTGGACGGGGGACGCGCTGCCGCAGGTGGGGACGAAGCTCGGAGAGCTGGCCGATGCCGTCGTCGACGGGATCGTCGCCGCGGTGCCGCAGATCGCCGACGCGGTCCACCAGTGGCTGCCCGCATTCGTCGACTGGATCGGCGCCGACCTCCTGCCATCCATGCGCGAGGCGCTTGTTGGACTTGTGGAAGGCGTCTCCAACTTCATCGGCGACGGGACGACCGTCGCCAAGGTCGTCGAGAACCTCGTGCTCTGGGCCGGCGCGTTCGTCGGCTGGGTCCTGACCGAGCTGATCCCGGCCGTGGTGGACGCGTTCTGGAAGCTGCCCAGCCAGATCGCCGAGTTCCTGATCGACGTCGGTCCGGACATCATCGAGGGGTTCTTCAACCTCGGCAAGGGCATCGTCGAAGGCATCATCAACGGCCTGGGCGGTCTTCTCGACTCGCTCCGCGAGGCAATCTTCGGTCCCATCGACGCGGTCCTCGGCGAGGGACGGACAGAGGCATCTCGGGCCCCGGCACGCCGACAGCCCGGCTCAGCCTCCTACGCGGTCGGGACCAATTTCGTGCCCGAGGACCAGTTCGCCTTCCTGCACCGCGGCGAGGCGGTCATCCCGGCCGAGCTCAACGAGGCGATGCAGTCGGGCGGCGGTGGCGGAGGAGGCGGCGGCGGCGGCGGGACGACCGTGATCTACCAGGTACAGGTCGATTTCAACGGCCCGGTCATGGATCCCTACGGCGACTTCATGCAGCGCTTCGCCGAGCAGCTCCAGCCGGCCCTGGCCCGCGCCGACGGGCGGGCGGGCGCATGAGAAGGAGCCTTCGATGACAGACCAACCGCGCGACGCGGAGCACGACGACGAGCCAGAGGAGCAGCCGGAGCCACCGGCCGCGCCCGAACCGCCGGCGCGCGAGATCAAGACCAGTGATGGCATCTCGATGGGAGAGACCTAGATGGCGAACGACAAGATCGGCTGGCGCTGCGTCACGACGCTCCGCAAGTACATCGACGAGGCGGCGGCCGCGCGCGACGAGCCGTACGAAGAGCGGGTGATCGACGGCAATCTCGGCATGAACGCTGGCCTCCAGCTCCTGTGGGACCTCGGGATCGCCGCCGGCGGGACGGCGTTCAGCAACGCCAACGCGCACATCGGCGTGGGCGACAGCTCGACCGCCGCGGCGGCGACGCAGACCGACCTCCAGGCGGCGACCAACAAGCTCCGCAACCCGATGGAGGCGACCTTCCCGAGTCGCTCCGGGCAGACGGTCAGCTTCAAGAGCTCGTACGCCACGGGCGAGGCGAACTTCGCGTGGAACGAGTGGGCCGTGTTCAACGCCAGCACCGCCGGGACGATGCTCAACCGAAAAGTAGAATCCTTGGGCACGAAGACCTCGGGCGTCTGGACACTCGAAGTCGCGCTGACGGCGAGCTGAGGGTGGGACCGCATGCTCACCCGCCGGTCGTTCCTCGCGCTCGGCGGGCTCACCGCTCTGGGGCTGGCCGCCGGCCGACCGCCCGGCAGGGGCAAGCGGAAGCCGACGGCGCGACGGGCGGGCGATTCCCTCCGGATAACTGAGATGGTCAAACTCACCCGGACCTACCAAGCCGGCTCGCCGCCGGATCTGACCTACCCGCCCGACACGTCGCTGACCTATGTCGCGATCAACGCGGACGCGCGACCGGGCTACCTCGCCGATCCGGGCCTGACCGACTCGACGTGGGCTACGGAGATCAGGCGGATCACGAACGTCCACGAGCGAACGCCCGACTACCCGCGCCACCAGCTGTGGAGCAGGAGCGGGCACCGGATCTTCCTGCAGACCGTCGGCGCCGGCAGCGGCGGCTTCCGCTTCCTCGATGGCGTGACCTATGCCGACCTCGGCTCGCACGCCTCCGGTGTCGACTACCCGATGTGGTCCAACGTCGACGAGGACGTGATGTGGGGCGCCAACGTCCCCAACCTGTTCCGCAAATTCTCGGTCGCCTCGGACTCGTGGACGACGATCCGCACGTTCGCGGGATATGACTCGATGACCAACGGAGGATACGAGGGCAACATCAGCGACGACGACACCCTTACCGCTCTCCAGGCCCGCGAGACGGCGACCGGCAACTGGTACATCATCGTCTACAACCCGGTCACGGACGCGATCGTGTCGACGCGCAACATCGGCGGCGGCGGGGCCAACAACTGCTCGGTCAGCCGCTCGGGCACCTTCGTCATCGTCGCGCACGGGGTCGACGGGACGGGCACGAACCAGGGGACGTGGCTGTATCGGGCGTCCGACATGTCGCCGCGCTACCAGATCACGACGAACCGGCCGCACCACGACCCGGGCCGGGACGCCTCGGGCGACGACATCGTCGTGTTCGTCGCGGCCGACTTCGCGACGACGCGCTCGATGCGCCTGCTCGACCAGACGATCGCGCCGACGTCGATCAGCATCGCGGGTGGAGTGTTCGGCGTCGGGCACGTGTCGTGCACCAACTACGACCGTCCGGGTTGGGCGTACCTGTCGTGCAACCAGGATCTTGCGGGCCTTGTCGGGAGTGGGCAGCTCGTCGCCGCGCGGACGGACGGGACCGGCGTCCAGGTGTTCGGGTTCCATCATGCCAATGCGGGCGGGGTCTACGCTGCGTCGCCCCACGCCTCGGCGAGCCGCGACGGCAGCAAGGTCATCTTCCGCAGCCGCTGGGACGGCAACATCGACACCGAAATCTTCGCGTTCGTCGCCGGGATGGCAGTCTAGGCGATGCCCTTCGTTCAGCAGGCCCAAAACGCGGCGGCGAGTGGTTCGACGCTCGTCCTGACCCCGCCGGCCACGACCACGGCCGGCAGTTGCCTCGTGATCTGCTGGGTCGGCGGCGGCGGCACGAGCGGGATTGCCAGCATTGCGGGCGGAGGCACATGGTCGCTCGCCAAGGCGTCTCCGGGCGGTAACTACTTCGCTGAAATCTGGATCTGCCCGAACGCCAGCGCGGTCACCGATGTCACGATCACGTTCAACGCCGCCGGTGGTCCCGAGATGGCGACGCTGGCCGAGTTCAGTGGCCTCGAGACTAGCCCGCTGGATACCACCAACAACAACTGGGACGGCGGGGCCGGCAGCACGACACCGACGACCGGCTCGGCCACGCCCACGACCGCGGACAACGTCGCAGTCGGGATGGTGGGCGCCGGCGCGGGGCTGTCCGCCGGCCCCAGCGGCGGGTTCACCGGCCTCGACGTCGCGTCGAGCGGCACCATCCGCTGCCACTCCGCCTACAAGATCCAGACCGCGGCCACGGCGGCGGAGGCGGGCTGGACTCTCGCGGAATCGGCGGGCTGGGATGCGGCCATCATCATCCTGAAAGCCACCCCAGTGTCCGGATCCGACAAGACCGGCACCGACGCGCTCGCCATCGCCGAAGTCCAGACGATCATGACCACGCCGGACGAGTCGATCGCCCTGACCGAGGTTTCGCCCACCGTTACCACGGACATCACGAATCAGGACCTCGTCTCGAGCGATTCGCTCACGCTCACGGACGTCGCCGCATCGCCCATCCCGCCGGCCGATACCGGCGTTCCGACGGTCACGGGACGCGTCGACTGGTGGGATAGCGGCGCCTTCACCGACCCGCTCGACGACGTCTCCAGCTACCTGCTGAGCGATCGCCTCACGCGCGGGCGCTCGACCGACCATGCCGGCGACGCGATCGGCTCGCGGACCTTCCGCCTGCGCAACGACACCGGGCGCTTCACCCCCGACCGCAACTGGCACGACAACCCGAGCTTCGAGGTCGACACGACCGGCTGGGCCGTCACGGCGATCGCGTCGCTGCTCGCCGCCGGGACGTCGATCGCGAAGGTCGTCGACAACGCGCCGTCGGCCGGCAGCTCAGCCGGCGAGGCGGTCCTGCCGGCGACCCTCACCGCCGGCGTCGCCTACGAGATCCCGCACAAATTCCGCGCCGGCGTCCCTTATCAGATCGAGGTCTACCTCAAGAGCATGTCGGGCGCGACGAGCGTCGAGGCCGGCCTCGCCTCGAGCGGCTCGCCCGCCGACCTCGCGCTCTCCAGCGGTGCGATCACGACCAGCTGGGCGGCCAAGAGCTTCGCCTGGACGCCGTCGGCCGACCACGACAACGTCGTGTTCTTCGTCCGGACCAACGCGGCCGCGGCCGCCACGGTCCGGATCGACCGCGTCCAGATCAACCCGGGCTCGAGCGTGAATGCCTACCTCGAGGCGCCGACGAAGGGCCTGCTGATCCCGGGGCGCCCGGTCCACCTGTACGCGACCTGGCTCGGCGTCGACTACCCCCTGTTCTTCGGGCGGATCGAGCGGATCAGCCCGATCCCGCTGAGCTACGACGTCGAGGTCGTCTGTTACGACCAGCTGCGCCGCTATCAGGAGACGGACGTGGTCGTCGCCGCCCACGACTTCGTCCAGCGCTCGGCCCACGACATGCGCGTCGCCGTACTCGACGAACTCGAGCGCGGGACGCGCAACCTGCTGACCAACCCGTCGTTCGAGACCAACACGACCGGCTGGTCGGTCGGCAGCCCCGACACGGTCTCGCGGATTACGACCGACGCGGCGGCCGGGGCAGGCTCGGCGTGCGGCGAGTTCGTGGCGCTGACGGGGGCGCGCCAGCTCGCGCTCTCGGTGCGCCTGGCGCCCGTCTTCTTCGCCGGCCAGGTCTATCGCCTTTCGGTGTATCTGCGCACGACCGCGGGCAGCGCGACCTGGCGGATCGGGCTCGGCACGGACTTCGGCACGGGCAGTGCGAACGCGGAGCGCGACGTGACGGTCACGACCGCCTGGCAGCGCTTCACGCTGACCTACACGATGCCGGCGACCGTGGAGGCGGCGAGCTCGGCGCTCGCTCTGTGGATCGAATCGTCGGGCGCCGGGACCGTTCGCGTCGACGGCGCGATGGTGACTCGCGGGCAGGCGCTCCATCCGTACAGCGACACGGGCAGCGGGCGCTGGCCGAACTGGTGCGGCAATGGGTCGTTCGACGGCGGCGCGCTCAACGGCTGGTACGACGGCTGGACCAACCTCGTCGGGAACCCGTCGTTCGAGACCAACACCACGGGCTGGTCGGTCGCCGGCGACGCGTTCGTCGGGGCGGCGACCTCGATCACGCGGGTCGCATCGAGCCCGCAGTACGGCACGGCCCGCGCCGACGTGGCGGGTGCGCCCAACTCGGGCGCGTTCTACGCGATCAGCGGCACGTTCGTCGCCGGGGTCACGTACCGCGCCTTCGTCTACGCCCGCGTGTCCGCCGGCGCGGGCTCGCTGCGTGTCGGCATCGGCTCGCAGGGCACGCCGACCGACAAGGCCGAATCGGCGAGCATCGCCACCAGCACCAACTACCAGCAGATCGCGGTCAGCTGGACGCCGACCGCCGATCGAACCGACGCCCACCTGTACGTCAAGCTCATGGACGGCTCCACGACGATGATCGACGGGGCGGCCGTCTTCCGGCGGGATCCCACGTCGGCCGTCGATCCGGTGTACGCCGACACGGGTCCGGGAGGCGGCGGGTCGTTCACCGGGAACCGGACGCTCAGCGCCACCGCCAAGTACGGCAGCAAGAGCCAGTCGTTCGACACCCCGGCCACGGCCGGCGCCGGACGGGTCTACGACTTCAACCACATCGGCGCCTACCTCCCGGCGCAGGCGTTCACGGCCAGCGTCTGGATCCGGCCCAGCTCCAACATGCCGTACAAGGTGGGCTTCGCGGCCAACAAGGGCGATGGCACGTTCGACGAGCCGACGGCCGCCACGGGCACGGCCACGGCCGGTGTCTGGACGCAGGTGACGGTGACCTGGACGCCATCGGCGGAGCGCTCGGCCAATGTCGCGTTCGATCTCGTGCTCTACGTCTACCAGACCGACGCCACGGCGCGGACCGTGCTGCTCGACGGCATCCGGGTCATCCCCGGCAGCTCGGCCGACGACTTCGAGATGACGCACTGGTCGCTGGCCGCGGAAACCGACGTGTACTCGACCGCGGCGTCGCTCGCCGGCACCGGGCTCGGGGCCCTGACCCAGCTCAACAGGCTGACCCTGTCGCGCCACTACGCCCGCCCGACGATGAGCGACCCGTTCTACGAGTACGTCGTCGGCAGCCGCGACGACCTGGCCGACAAGGCGATCGCCGAGACGATCGTCGATACCGGCGTCGGCGGCGTCGAGGACCTCTCGCCCTGGCAGCTCGACCGCCGCGCGATCATCAACGTGGTGCCGGTCGTGTTCGCCGGCGGGACCGAGTACTACAGCGACGAGGCGAGCGTCGATCGCTACGAGCCGCGCCCGGGCTCGACGATCAGCGGCGGGCAGTTCTTCACGGACCGGATCGTTCCCGACGTCGTCGGCCCGGCGCTCGTCGATCGCTACAAGGATCCGCGGGCCCGGCCGCAGCTGCGCCGCTCGCAGAAGTTCCCGAACCTGCTCGCCCGCCAGGTCGACGACCTGATCTCGGTCAGCGCCGCCCGGCTCAAGGTCGCGACGCAGCCCTACCTGATCGTGATCTGGGATCTCGACATCCAGGAGGCGGGCCTCGTCTGGCGCGCCACGTACACGCTGGAAGAGATGCCGTAGGATCTGGCCATGCGATCAGCGGCGATCAAGGTCCGCGACGAGTGGATCCGGCTCGGCCTCAAGGTCGAGGACGTCGATCCGGCCCTGCTCGAACAGCGGGCCGAGGAGCTCGTCGACCTGGCCCGCAGGCACAAGGCCAACCCGGTCGCGCTCGCCCGCGAGTTCGCCTACCGGCGGGCGGCCGAGGGGGCCGCGGCTGCGGAGGAGACGGCGGGCTAGCGCCAGTACTCGCCCTCGACGCGCGGGCCCTCGGGCTTTTGGGGCTTCGGCTCCTTCGCCGAGGCGACGGGCGCGGGTGATAGCGCGACCGGGGCCACGGCCTGGACGACGACCGGCGCGACCGGGACCTCTAGCTGGTAGGTGACGCTCAGGGAGCCCTTCGGTTTGAACGCGAACGCTGACGTGCCAGCGGTCACGATCAGCCGCGCGATCCCGGTCTTGCCCTCCTCCCAGCTCTGGGCGACCGGCCGGTAGCCCTGCGCGGCGAGCTTCCGGGCATCCTTCGCGAACTCGCGCGCGGCCGCCGGCTGGTTCTTGCTCTTGTAGCTCCGGACGATCACGAGATCCTTGCCCACTCCCCTGCCCTCCTGTTCAGACTGCCCCGGTGCCAGCATGCGCCCGGGCATTGGTCCGGGGTCATTGATCGGTCAACCGAGCCGAGCGCACGATCGCGGGGCAATCATTCGCCATCATGGGGGCCACTATGGCTGCACGTCCGGTTACCGATCCGGCGATCATCATGTTGCGCCGTCTGTTGTTCGAGGCCCTTGACGAGACGTTGGGATACCTCGCGAGGCCGCCCATTCGTCCATCAGGAGAACGAGCAACTGGCGAGTCTGCGGATTCGACAGCGATAGGGCCGTCTCCCCGTCCATCGCCGCCACGATCTCAAACGGCTCGACGCCGACGCCGGCGGCCAGCGTAGCCAACGTCCCCAGATCGGGGTACCGGTCGAACTTGGGGCTCGTGTACTTCGAGATCGTCTGACGCTTCACGCCAGTCTTCTCGACGAGCGCCCCCTGCCAGCCGGGGCGTCCTCCGGTCTTCGCGAGCAGATAGGCCCTCAGTCGGTCCCCGCGCGTTGTCATTGGCACAAGGCTATTGACAAGGGTCAGCACTGGGGGTACCGTCTGCATCGAACTACGTGCCGCTACCGCTGACATTGGTACCGCGAGCGTAGGCGCGATGAGGCAAGCGTGGCTTCTCCGGACGAACTGACCCCCGTCGAGCGAGTCCTCGACAAGCAGGGCCGATCGGTGGCATGGCTGGCGCGGCAGACGGACGTGTCGGTCAGCTATGCGTGGCGGATGCTCAAGGGCGAGCGCCCCATCACCGCCGAGTTCAAGGCAATGGCGGCCGAGGCGCTCGGCGTGCCGGCAGATCTGCTCTTCCCGGTCGTCGAGTCCGTCCAGGACATCGCCTCGTGAGCGCGCCCGTCCTGTCCATCCCACGCACCGCCGGGAAGGGCCGCCAGCCCGTCGCGATCGAGCGCCTGCGCGACCTCGAGGACGAGCTGGCGGCCGTCGCTGCCGAGCGATCGGACCTCGCCGACGAGATCGAGGCGCTCTCGCGGCGGATCGACCTGGCGATCCGGGCCGACCGCCCTGACGTCGCGATGCATGTCGCCGGGCGGCTTGACGCGCTGGCCGCCTCACTGACACGGAGGAACGCGGCGTGAGGTGCCCCCGCTGCGGCGAGTCTTTCACCCTGTACTACCTGCGCCAGACGCGGTGCCGGCGCTGTCAGCGTGAAGTCGAGCTGCTGATCGAGGCCGACGCGAAGCGGCGCGCCCCGCGGTTCGCTGCGCCGAAGGACCTCACGACGTGGACCGGGAAGGGTGCGGCGGCGTGACGCTCCCCTTCCTGGTCCTCGCCTCGCAGCTGGCCGATGGCCTCGCGTACCAGCTCGTCCACGGCACCGGCACCGAGCTCAACCCCGCCGCGGCACTCCTGATCGCCGCCTTCGGTCCGCTCGCCATCCTCGGGATCAAGGTCGCCGGCGGGCTCGTCCTGGGCATCGGCGCGGCCGCGCTCGGCGATCGCCGGCGGACGGCGCTGACCTGGATGGCCACCGTCGGCTTCGCTGGCTGCCTCACCGAGCTGGTGGCGATCGCATGAGCGACTTCGGGCACGACCGAGCCCTCGCCGAGCGGCGTCAGGCGACGCGCCGTATCGAGCGCAAATACGCGATCCGCGAGTGGACGCCGGTCCGCCAGGCCCACGAGCTGCCCGTCCCCGACCCGCGCCAACCCGTTGATCGCTGGGAGCGCAACGTGACGATCGTGCTGGGTGCCGCGGCGTTCCTGCTCGCGATCGCGACGGTGGCGACCCTGCTCAATCCGGTGGCGGCGTGAGCGCTCGCGAGCTGGACACGACGCGCCTTGAGCAGGTGTGCCCGGGCTGCAGCCGGTGGGAAGCGGCCGGCCCGAAGTGCTCCGGCTGCGGCCGCGACATGAGCACGGCCGACTGGTATCGCAACGGCGACCGAGCCGAGCGACAGGCGCGGCTCGAGGCGGTCAGAAAAACCCTTCCGACCCCGGTAAAGCGCGGACGAGGACGCCCGCGTGCCGTGGAGGTCGTTTCGCCCGATCCTGTCCCCCAGCGATCGCACAGGCGATATACGTCGGAGACGGACGCCGAGCGCGATCGCCTGCTCGGGATCATCTGGAACGACGGACGAGCGCACAGGTGCGTGTGGTGTGGCGGCGACGTCGCCCGCGAGCGTGCTTCGGCCCATCACCTAGTCCCCCGCGGCTGGCGCTACTCGACCGACTCTCCGGCCAACCTCGAGATCGTCCACGCCGGCGCTTGCCACGACGAGATCGAACTCTGGACCGAAGATCACGGCCGCCCGCCCACCCCGATGCAGCTCCGAGAGCACCAGCTGAAGGGCGTCATCCACGAGCCGGTCACGCGGTACATCCCGCGGTTCGAGGCCACGCTGACCGCTGGCGAGGCGTTGCTCGAGCTCCTGCGCCGGAAGGTCCCGGAGTTCCACCGGCGCGAGGATGGACCGGCGGTGATCCCGCTCGTCTGGAGCCCCGTCGTCGACCTGGTCGCGGAGCGGCTGGCCACTCCGGAGATCCGCTTCGTCATCGGTGAGCCCCGCCCGGGCGACACCGCCGAGGCCTTCTACACACGGAATGGCCTGCACGGGCTGACCTTCCCGAGTCTGGCTCCCCGGCCCGGACCGCACGACTTGGCCGGCGCTTCTGCGCTGAGTAGCCGAGACGAGGCGATCCGGACCGAGGCGTCAGACGGCGTCTCTGTACCTCAGGGCCCCCGCGCCGAGCTCCCCCCCTCGGCGCGGGGCGTCTCTCCCTCCCCGGTTCCGACGGCTAGCTCAGCCGCGCGTGCTCACAGGCTCCGCGCGGCTGAGCGGGACGTCCGACCCGACCCGATCTCCGCGGGCGACCGGAGCACTCCCAACCTCGGCCTTCTGTAGGCCGGGCCATCGACGGCCGCCGGCGGACGAGGAGCTCGCCGGCGGCCAACACAGCAGAAGGAGCCTGTGGAATGGCAGCCAACCCGCAGACGGCCGTCGCCGTCATCGACCCGACCGACTCCTGGGAGCCCAAGACCCTCGAGATCCTCGGCCAGTACCCGGCGGACAAGTTCAACGTGTTGGTCCCGACGGTCAGCCTGCGCCAGGTGAACCCGTACCTGGTCCCCGACATCGAAGCGGTCCAGCTCAACACGAACCCGGACGCCGGCCACATTTACCACGACCCGCAGATGAAGGAGGGCCACTACGGGCCCACCAAGGTCGCCCTGAGGTTGCTGGCCCAGGTCGCCGGGATCACGACCATCAGCAGCGGCCGCGTCGACGACGGCCGGGACCCCGACTACGTCGAGTGGCAGGTCGAGATCGAGATGGTCCAGCCGTCCGGGCGCCCGATCCGCGGCTTCGGGACCAAGCAGGTCGACCTGCGACCGCACATGGTCAAGGGCAAGACGCCCGCCTGGATCGCGAAGGCCCACGAGCACATGGTGGCCAACGCCGAGAGCAAGGCGCTCAACCGGGCGATCCGCTCGATCCTTTCGCTGCGCGCGTCCTACCCCCAGCGCGAACTGGCCAAGCCGTTCGCGATCCTGCGCTACGTCCCCGACATGACCCACCCCGAGGTCCGCACCCGGTTCCTCGACATGGTCGCGCCGGCGAGCGCCCAGCTGTTCGGGCCATCCGAGGCGCCCAAGCAGGTCGGACCAGGCGCCGAGACGCCGGCGGTCGATCGTGCGCCGGTCGTCGACAACGACAACGACGATGACGACCAGGACCAGGGCAACGGCGCCGGCGACGATGACCTGCCGACGTTCCTGCGAGCCGACCAGCCGGCGGCCGACGCGCCGCCGTCGCTGCTCATCCGCCTCCGCGACACCGCGGCCTCGGGCGGGATGCACGGCGGCGCCAAGCCGCCCCAGGTCGAGAGCCTGCGCGCGATCTTCACCCCGCTGGGCGGCAAGGCCACCGTCGCCGGCATCGAGGCGCTGTGGCCCGGGCTCGCGTTCGACGACATGACCGCCAACCAGGCGCAATCGATCATCGGCGTCTCGCGCTCGTATGAGACGGCCGAGGCCTTCCAAGCGGACTGGCGGGCGATGGCGGGCCTCGAATGAACGTCGTCGTGACCCGCATCGTCCACGTCCCGATCGAGGTTCCGCCCGAGACGCTCGTCGTCCTGGACGCGCCGCGCCGGCTGTACGTCGGCCTGTCGCGTGACGGTAGCTACTACCACGTCCTCCAGCCGACGCAGTTCGACCTCGTGGACCACGACACCGACGAGGTCCTGCGCCCTGCCGGGACGCTCGCCTGCACATGTCGGGGCTTCACGAGCCACGGGCACTGCTACCAGGCGACCGCCGCGATCGCGCACGAGGACCGCGAGGCGATGCCGGCGGCGCTGCGGGAGGCTAACTCGGCCGAGGTCCGCCACGAACGCCTGACCTATGGGCTCGACAACCCGGCGGGCGCCGGCGAGGCCGTGGAGGCGGCGCGCGGATGATCAAGACGTGTGCGATCGAAGGCTGCGACGCGCCTCTCATTGCCCGTGGCTGGTGCGTGAAGCACTACCAGCGATGGCGATCCAATGGCGACCCTCTGATCAGTCGACGATCACGCGGCAGCCTCGTCGATCGATTCTGGGCCAAGGTCGACAAGAACGGCCCGGTGCCCATCCACGCTCCGGAACTTGGACCTTGCTGGGTCTGGACGGGCTGCACCTTCCCGAGTGGCTACGGTCAGATCTGGGTTGGTGGTGAGAAGCGTATCGATCAGGCCCATCGGGTGGTGTTTCAACTCGAAGGCGAGACCATCCCGGAGGGTGTCTGGGTTCGCCATCGCTGCGATAACCCGCCCTGTGTTCGCCGGGTCTCGCATCTGATTCTGGGGACAGCGCAACAGAATGTTGAGGACCGTCAAGAGCGGAACCGCACTGCCCGCGGTCTTTGGACGGGGGTATACACGCATCCCGAAAGCCGCCTTCGAGGCGAGCGCAACGGGGCAGCCCGCCTGACGGAATCACAAGTCCGCGAGATCCGCGATGCCGTGCTTAGCCGAGGAACGGTATCTGCCCTGGCGCGGGCCATGGGAGTCAGCCGTTCGACGATCGTGCGGGCTCGCGTCGGCGCCAACTGGATGCACGTGCGATGACCCGCCTCGCCGTCATAGCGGATCCGCATTGCGACGACTTCGGCTCGAAGCGCGATGCCGCGACTGGGCTCAACGCGCGCTGGATCGACACAGTCGAGATGGTCCGTTGGGTCGCGAACGATGCGACGAAGCGGAAGGCCGACGTTCTGATCGTCGCTGGCGACCTGACCGAGCGGAAGGCGCCCGAGATCGCGACCTGGCGGATCGACATGATCCGAGAGGCCCTCGCGACGTTCGACGGCCCCAAGATCATCGTCCGCGGCAACCATGACGCCGAGCGCCATGGACGCTCGATCGTCGACGTCCTGGCCGCTGATCGGCCCGGCTGGTCGGGCTTCTCTCGCCCCGGCATGACGGTCGTGGACGACGTCGCGATCGTCGCCCTGCCTTACCTCGACGGAGCCTGGCTTCGGACTCGGCCGGGCTTCGAGCAGACGCCCGATGCCGAGGTCTACACGGTCCTCGCCGAAGAGTATCTGACCGTCGCCCGCGGCCTATACGTCGCAGCGTCTGGGCTGGCCAGCCGGACCGTGCTGACGATTCACCAATCGCTCGCGGGGGGCACCATGAGCGAGCGGCAACGGGTGTTCCTGGGCGACCACAGCCTGGTCGTCGATACAGGGGCGCTTGGCGCGATCGGCTATGACGCGATCCTCGCCGGACATTTCCACCTACACCAGGTCCTGTCGACGGAGCCGCTCATCGCCTATGCCGGCGCGCCCTACCGGACAGATTTCGGCGAGACCGATCAGGTGAAGGGGTACCTGATCGTCGACGTTCCGCCGCGCGTCAGCGAGGTCACCCTGCGATCGAACGTGGCTCGTGCTGCCATGGAGTTCATCGAGACGCCGGCGCGCCGGTTCGTGACGATCGACGCGGCTGGCTCAACGCCGTTCTTCGGCGGGATCGACGGCCGCCTGGTGCGGGTCGGCGAGGTTTCCTGGGATGTTGACGATGCGGTCGTCCGCGTTCTCGATCTCGACCCAAACGCCGATGCCACCGAGATCAGACGTGACCTCGCGGCCGCAGGCGCGTGGGACGTACAAGAGATCCGGCGCCGCCCGGCCGAGGCGGTCGCGGCCGCCGGCGGGCTGTCCGAGACGCTGACCCGCGAGCAGCTGCTCGAGGCCTATTTCGAAGGCGACCCCGATCGCGACGCGCTGGTGGCGCATGGCCGGCGGATCCTCGAGGCGGTGTCGTGACGATCTACGAGATCCGGCACGACGATGACGATCGCTACTTCGTGGTCGCTCGGTTCACCGATCGAGGCGAGGCCAACGCGTTGCGCCAGCGCCTGGTCGACGCACACCACGCAGCCGATGGCGACGGCTGCCATTTCGAGGGCTCGTGGGCGGTCGTCCCCGTCGACATCGACCGCGTTGAGCCAGACGTACCTCTACCGGTCGGGCTCTTCCATCGAGAGCCCCACGAGGGGAACCACGCCTGGGTGGATGAGGATCTCCTGCCGCTCGGTGGTGGCGCCTGATGTTCGACGACCAGGAGCCCGTCAGCGACGCCATCTGGGCCGTGCCGCTGGGCTGGCGCGCCGACAACGAGGGCCACTGCCGCTCGTGCGGCGCCGAGGTCCTGTGGTGCTTCACGCCGGCCGGCAAGAAAGCGCCGATCGACCGCGACGGCAAGAGCCACTTTTCCTCGTGCCCTGACGCGTCGCAATGGCGGAAGCGCGCATGAGGATCGACCTGATCTCCGTTGTCAACCTTGGTCCGCACGCCGCGAAGAGCTGGGAACCGCGCGACGCCCGCCTGTCCGTCATCGTCGGGCCGAACGGCGCCGGCAAGTCGACGCTCCTGGTCGACGGCCCATGCTGGGCGCTGTTCGGCGATGTGCCCGACGGCTCGGGCCCAGACCAGCTGGTGCGCATCGGCGCGACCGACATGAGCGTGACCCTCGAGCTCACCCTCGATGGCCGCCGCTACCGGTTCGTCCGGCGGCGCACGATCCGGGCCGGCGGCAAGACGTCGGCGGACGCCCAGGAGCAGCTCGTCGACGGGACATGGAAGCCGCTCGCGAGCGGCGCGCGCGAGGTCAGCGCGGAGGCCGCCCGCCTGCTGCGCATGGACCAGCACACGTTCCGCACGGCGGTCATCCTGGCCCAGGGCGACGCCAAGCGGTTCATGGACGCGACGCCCGGCAAGGGCACGCCGCAGGCGCCCGGGCGCGCCGCCATCCTCTCGACGCTCGTCGTGGATCCCGCGTTCGCCCTGGGCGAGGCGAGGGCACGCGAGGAGGCGCGCGACCTCGAGGCGACGACGGCCGCCGACCGCGGGGCGCGCGAGCGCACCAGCGACGCGATCGAGCTGCTCGGCGACTCGGAGGCGATCCGCGGCGTAGCGGCCGCCAACCTGGCCAACCTCACCACGGCGATCGCGTCCGCCGGCGATCGCCGGATCGCGATCAACGCGCGCCTGCTCGAGCTCGCCGTGGAGCTGGCCGCCGGCGAGGCGGCTGAGGCCGCCGTCACGCGCCTCGAGGCCGAGCGTGCCAGCCTGGCCGACCGCTACCGGCGCGAGCAGAAGGCGATCACCGACGCCGCGGCCGCGGCGGACGGTGCCAGGGCGATCCTGTCGCAGGCCGACGACGTCGCGCGTGCGGTCGAGGACGTCTCGACGATGCGCCTCGAGGCCGAGGGGCTCGAGCGTGCCGAGCGGCTGGACGCCGAGCTCGCCTCGCAGGTCCGCGCCAAGCTCGATGCCATCGCCGAGCTCGAGCGGCCCTATGAGCTCGAGCACGCGTCGTGGAGCGTCCGCTGGAAGGACGCCAAGAAGAAGGTCGGCGAGCTCGAAGAGCACGGCAGGGCTGGCACGTCCGTCTGCCAGGCGTGCGGTCAGCCGATCGGTCAGGACACGGCTCTCAAGCAGCTCGCCGATGGGCGGGCCTACGTCAAGGAGCTCGAGGCCGCCGAGCCGAAGCGGCCGCTGGCGATCGATCGCGAGAAGGCTGCCCTCGAGGGCCTGCGCCGGCGCCAGGTCGAGCATGATTGGGATCCGGGGATCCTGATCGAGGCGCGCCGACAGCTCGCCGAGCTCGAGCGCACCGCTGCTCGAGCCGATGCGATCGCCGCGGCGCGCGGCGCCCTCGAGACGGCCAAGACCACGGCTGCCGATGCAACGGCCGAGCTGGGCAGGATCACCATTGCGGGCGAGGCGCTCGCCCAGCAGCTGGCTGCGGCCAGGGCGAGGATCGCCGGCCTGGGGGCGCTCCACGTCGAGCACGGCAACCTCGAGGGCGACCTGGCCGGGGTCCGAGTTGAGATCGATGCCCTCGAGACGCGCCGCGGCCAGGCAGAGCGGGCGCTGGCCCAGGCGGAGGCCGGCGTCGAGCGCCTCGACCAGCTGATCGCCGAGCGCGACACGCTGACGTCGTCGCTCGCCAGCGCCGAGCTCGACCTGGCACTTCTGCGCCGCCTGGTCGCCGCGTTCGGCGTCAAGGGCATCCCGGCGCGGGTCATCGAGAGCGTCCTGCCCGAGCTCGTCGAGCATGCCAACGAGCTGCTCGGCCAGCTGCGCCCCGGCATGACCCTTGACCTGCGGGCGACGCGGGCCAAGGCCGACGGCTCGGGCACGATCGAGGCGCTCGACATCTGGATCCGCGACGGCCGCGGCGAGCGCCAGCGCTGGTCCGGCGGCGAGGGCACCTCGATCGCCATGTCGATCGCGGTCGCGCTGAGCCGCCTGGGCGCCGCTCGATCGGGCGCGCGCGTGGCCACCCTCGTGATCGATGAGCCGGACGGCCTCGATAGCGAGAGCCGGCGCGCCTTCGGCCAGGCGCTGCGCGTGCTGGCCCACCGCGGCGACCTCGAACGGGTCGCGGTCATCACACATCAGGACGGCATCCCCGATTTCGCGGATGACGTCGTCGAACTCGAGCCCGTCATCGAGTCGCTCGACTCGATCGGTTTGGTCGCGTAGGCGACAGGAGGACGCAATGAACAGAGCGGCACGGGACGCCGAGATCGTCCGCCGGGCCAACGCCGGCGAGAGCGAGCGGGCGCTGGCCCACGCGTTCGGGATCTCGCGGAGCCAGGTGTGGGACGTCAAGCAGGCGGCCAAGAAGGCTGCAGCCACGAAGAGGAGCTAGCACATGGACCAGGAGAACATCGCCGAGGCCGTGCCGCCGACCGCGGAGCAGGCCGCCAGCGTCGAGACCACGCCCAAGCGAGGCCCGATCCTCGCGACGCTCCAGATCCGGGTCACGATCCGGGGCGAGGAGCCGGGCAGCTACGTCCCGACCAACGACGAGATCGCCGAGTGGACCGAGGAGGCGTTCCGCGCGCGCGGCTACGCCCAGGTCAACGCCACGGCCGAGAAGGTCTAGCGCCGTGGCACTCCGCTCCGTCCCCGAGGTCCAGGCGCAGC